CGGTAAGAATTGCCAATCTTCTTCCTCAGTATCCTCTACTAAAAACTGCTTAGCGGGTTCAAAAGGCAATCTCATAACAAGGTCATTTAACTCAAACCCAAAAAAGTCATGCTCTTTACGTTCTTCAATACGCTTTAAAATTTCTTCAGTTGTTCTCATAAATTTCCCCTAAATTTGCTTCGGCTTCGCACCGGATTTGGTTCACATTTTGACCACCTAAGCTGCGTTAATAGTTAGGCAACGCCTGTACTATACAGCTCAGTCCAAAACCACATGGCAAAGGAACATTGCAGAACTGCATAGGGTTTCAGTTTTTAGATTGCCTTCTCAACAGTCTCTAGGACAGAGTGAGAGGTCAGCTACGCCTGTTACATCACCACTCAAGAGGGCAGTCTAAAATTATTCTTGAATAAGTTGTTCAGTTAATGTTTCAGCTATTTGAGTAGCTATATTTGAATATTGATCAAGCAGGGCTGATGCTTCTGGCATACCATTGTTTCTAGCGTCTACAGAGGATCCTGACATCAATGTAGCTAATTTACCTATGTCGATTAATGCCTTTGCTACGATTTTCTTGTTCATCTATGTCTACTCCAATTAGTTGTTAGGGTGCTCTTAAAGAGTATATTTACAGCTTTTTTCACAGTTTAAGGAATTTACCTTTTCTTAACCGTTGGCAGGTACGATCCTACTTTGAGTCTTCAGTAACTTAGACTCTTACGTCCTCTTAACTTAGTTACCCCGGAGTGGAACGTGCGCTTACTCCTCCGGCTTATGGAACACCAAGATATAATTATGATGTTGAATAATTAGAAGCCCCAGGTGAGAGTCGAACTCACAATCTAACGTATCAGCACACACAGTGTTGGCTAGGTAGCTCGAACCGTACGTCAAAATTTATACGCGTGCTTTACCATTAAGCTCTACTGGGACACAAAACTAGGACCGGCAGCGGGGAATCGAACACCCGAACATGACTTATCAGTACGGTTCCGCCGGTTAAGTTGTTACTCAGATATTCCAAGAGCCTCGTTAAGACGGCTAGTGGTAAGTGCGGGGAAGTTAGCAATACCAACGCTAGGATCAGCAGCATAAGGAGGTAAGTAGCTACATCCTTCAGGCCAAACTTCTTTAAGCTGTTTAGTGGTAGTTACAGAATCAAGAATTTGTCGAGCTTCATCAAGAAGTTGATCCAGTTTACTTTCCCATTCATCATTAGCTTTACTTTCAGCTTTTCCAGCATTACGCCATTCTTTCCACTGAACTCTAGAAATTTGCCCGATAGGGAATTGGTTATAGCTGCCATTACGCAAATATGCTTGCTTAACAGGATCCCCTTTTTCATCGTAAATTTTCATCCTGACTATTCCGCCTTGAGCAACAGCAACTGCGAAAGAATCAGATATGTTAACCAAACCAGTTGGCAAACCCTTAACCTGTTCCTGATACTTACCCATAAAACGGTTATAAATCTTAACGGCTATAGCAGATTCTTTAAGTTTTATCTGCAATTCAGTAAAAGGACGAGGATTTTTCTCAGTAAAGGCATCTCTGATTTTACTGATCATGTCGTCTCTAATACTTATGTTTAAACGAATACTTTTCATGTTTTTCTCCAGTTAATTAAATAAAAACACGGCCTTGTTTATCCCCAACTTAATGGTTCCAGGAATAGCTTAGCTGACCTTCCTGATTTAGTGGTCAGTACCATGTAGTAGCAGTACGTTGCCAGCGATCTGTATGTTCCTACCCACTCTTGCCTCTGAACAGAGGCGGTAACATACTAGTTTCTGCTTAGGCAAGCTCGCAGAAACTAATGATTTGTGCTCTATGAGGACTTTCACCCCTCTTACCGTAAGAGCTGACGGTCACTACATCCCGTGCTTATTCTGAGACAACTTATCCTCATTTAGGCCGGACCAGGAATTCTTTTATTTGTTTAAATCCATTACATTCATAAATGGAAATAAACCATTACCATTGCCACCACCACTCATAAATTGAGGCATGGAAGATCCATCCCAATTCTTCATAGCTTCAGCTTTGGTAAGTTCAACTAGTTCAGGAGAAGATTTCAAAGCACTGGCCTGAGCTTTAAGTGCCGTAGCTTTAGCTTGACCTTCACGTTCAATAGCAGCAGCCAATTCAATCGACTCTACTTTAGTTTTGTGAGCTTGCGCATCAGCAGCCAATATGACTGACTCAGCTTTACCTCGGGCATCCTGAATGGCTTTGTTAGCAGTAAAGGCAGATTCACGTTCAGCTTGTTCAGCCGTAGCTGCTCTTGCTCTTGCTGCAGCCACTTGTGCCAACTTACTTCGATAAGCATCTGAGAAAGTTAAATCAGATATTTGGAAGTCAGCGACCTGAATACCGTAGGTAGATACCGCTTCTTGAATAACCTTAAGCACCTCAACACGAATCTCACCACGTTTATCTACTACGTCTTCAATAGAATATGCAGAGATAACAGCTTTAGCCCGGTCTTGAACCAAATTCCCCATTAAACGAGACTCGTAGTCAAAACTAGAACCAAACTGTTCATACAGCTTTCGTAAATTAGCGTCAGTACCGTTAATGCGGTGGTTAATAGTCATGGAGACACCAACAATGTTGGTACCGCCTTTTGTAGCTACTGACATCTGACTGTTAGTAGATTCGATACGGGTATCTGCAATATGAGCAGATTCAATGAAAGGCATTTTGAAATGCAAACCAGGACCAGTAAAGCCACTAATTACGCCAAGCCGAGTTGTAACAGCACGCTGGTACTCAGAGTTGATATAAAAAGATGACATCAAGGTCACCAACAAAAACAAAGCAATTACCACATCCCGTACAGCTGAAACTAAAAGAAGTTCCTGCCGGTCCATATTCCGATCACTCGGGTAAGACGGATGGGGTGATTTTTCCAATAACGATTAAACATAGTTTTTTCCTCGAAGACTAAAACAATTAATTTTTTGAAGGACTTTGGCGGGACTCGAACCCGCACACCCTAATTACGTCTAGCTGTTATAGGGAAGATAGTTACGACCATGAGCTAGGAGAGCCTACTTTATCAGCTCCCATCCATATTGGCTTAATCCACACCCCTGTATACCAGTTCCAGCACAAAGCCCTTCAAAAAAGCCAGTGTTACGCCACTGGCATCGCATGTAATCCCCATGACGGGTCAACTAACAGCCACAATAGTTGAATAGAAGGTTCTGTTTAACGAGCATTGGCTAAAACCGCCTCGACTTCAGTATGGAAGTTACATCCTCTCATTGAGTTAAAGAGCTGAGTAGGTTTGCTCCATTAAACTTTTAATTCAGGACTCCCCCGTTCAAACATGACGGTGGTCGTTCCCAGGCCCGAACAGAGCCAAAAATACCGGCATATAACCGGTTAAGGTAATCTCATAATGACCTGTTCTGTTGCCAGGTAGGTCAAACCCCTACAAACTAAATGCTATGCAGCACGTAAAGCGTCAAGCACATCGAACATTTCAGCTTCGGTTGCCACATCAGCAAACGAATCATCGTATTCGGCATTAACCAATTCTTCACCAGTCATAGACGAAGCTTTGATTAATTCTTCAACATACCACTGCTGGCCATCAAGGAAGTCCTTAACAGTCTTGCCTTCAGTTTCCAAGGCCTTAGCCGTAGCCAAGTTAGTCACGATCTGATCAATTTCTTCTTCAGAAAGATCAGGGCGAATGTTCAGATCCTTAATACGTTGGATCTTACGCTTGGCTTTTTTAAAGGCAGTGGCCAAAACCTGCTGATTACGTTCCATAAGTTTCTCCTCGTATGGAATACCCAACACTGGGCAGTGCGAGATCACATGATCTCTTGATTTTCAAAGGTATGAGCGAATGCGAAGCTGTTTAGAGTGTCGAATCAAGTAAGGAACTGCGGTGAATAGATACCTAATGAAATAGATTCCCAGCCAGTACTGGTATCAACTTAATCACCAAAACGGTGATGTGTAAGAATCAACCAGCACAAAACAACCAGAAAACTTAGATCAAGGCATCAGAAAGTTCACAGACTCCAACGCTTTGTTTGGGGCGTTGCCCACCAAAAGCTTTGGTGCTGGAACATAACGCTCTAATCGATCAGCAATCTGATCAAGAGCATCTTGCATTAAATTGTTATCACGCAAGTAACTAAAGAATTCCTGACAAACTTTAGTCACTGCTTCAAACATATCCGGCATGACAATATAGTCATCATGCTTAACCAAGAAGGATTCACCTTTGTCCAACAGCATACGAGTAATTCTGCGAAGCAGAGTGCCATCGATACTGTGGGTCAAATTGGCAAACAACCCTCGAGTCTTAACATTGGTACCTTTATGGCTATGGGCAGTAGTGTTCTCACGACCAAAAATAGGCATACCTCTACGATCCAATGCCAAAGGCATAGTAGCCATAATCTTGTATTCCTTATGGAATTTGCCCTCGATACGGGTAGATGCAGCAAAAACTGAGAACGGAGTACGTTCCATAACGGCTTGGTGAAATGCAGTCAAACCATCATCAGTCTTCCACTTAAGAACATTCTGCGTGTTAGTAACCACATCAGCACCCCAGGCAGCAATCAAGTCAATGTTATCCACCTCAATACCGTAGGCTTCAACATTGTGCTGATCGACAGACTCAACCGTAAAGTCGTCAGGATTCTCGACATGATTGTGAAGAATCTTAACGATAGTCTGAACAGAGGAGCCATGTAACAACGGAGTATGAATCTCTTTAACTGCTCTCCTGCCTAAGTGCATGACACCCTGAGCTGTACCAAATTGAGTATGAGAGTCATTAACACAATCCTGTCCCATTAGGTTGCCGGCAGTCAGCATCTGCTCTGAGCCACTACAAGAGGCCAGCATGATCAATCCTGAGTTAGTTAAATCCTTACCCAACATATAATGGCAAGGAATACCTGCCAAAGTCATCTCAATAGCCCTAGCAGCCTTCAACACATTGATAGCTTCACCACAACGATCTTCAAACTTACGGAACTTATCGTGGGTAAGTTCACTGTACTTAACACCCGGCAACGGAACATTTAAAGGGTCTTGCTCCAATGCCCAGATGTAGTCTTCATCACTAAACCGATTAACAGAATCAAGCTCAGTCATCTTTCCATATCGAGCATCACAAATAATGTGCTTGCAAGTGTTGATAGCTGACTCACCCAGGAGCTTAGGCTTGTAAGCATCCAACATAGCCACTTCAAATAACTTACCTTGAGGACGGAAGCCATAAAGGGCATTGGCATCATAATAGGTACGGTATCTGCTGCAGTGGTTAACCGGTAGATAAAACTTCTCCTTAGCAACCAACTCCTTAGCAGCAGCCATGTAATCCACGTTAAACCGTCTGTGACGCTTCACACGCTTCTCATTCTTAGTTTCGGCATGGTACAGAGCAGAACCCTTATAAAAGTGACTCAGGCGTTCCTCAGTCCATACATCAGACACCTTAAACGGTATAGATGCCTGTTCCATATCCATTTGGATCTGATGACGAGGTAACCGTTCAAAGCCAACAAACTTAGACCGCACTATCCCAGGCTCGTCTTCATACCCAACCAAATGGTTAGTAGGCTCCGGTGTACCACCCAAAATAATAGTAGTCAGGTTGCGCTTACGAACATGACCAGTATCAGGATCAGTATGAGCAACAAGGTTAACCCGACTGGTAACAATTTTGTTATCCAACATCAGCTCAACCAAAAGAGCTGCCATAGTGTGACTGACCAATGCCTTATCGAAGTTACTCATACCGGTAGGCCTACGGAACTTAAGGGCTCCCAGCTTTTTCTCAATCTTTCCTTCCAAAGACTCAATAGCCAACTCGTCATTGTTAGCTTTAAGATGCATAACAATTTTCTCGATCTTCTTACTGTTAGTTTCCCAAAACTCAGGAGACAAGAAGATCTTATGGGCTACCTTAGTAGGCTCAGCCATATTGGGATATGCCAGCTGGCACTCAGCAAAAGCTAGACGAAGGTTAGACAAACTAAACTTTAAAATTTCCATAGTATATTTCTCCATACTATTAATGTTGAGGTATACCTGATTAAACCATCAGGCAAGTGTGGTTGAGCACACTCCAAAGCCCTCTATATTTCAAAAGGGCAGGAAAGTTTACTCTACTTTGCCAACTTCAACTAAAGGACACCACTCAGGACGCATTCCGTCCTTCACTTGGTCAGGGTGAATCCATACCTTGTGGTTAACTCCACAACTAGCTCGTTTACACGAGCCTGAGCCTGGATACGTGCATACCACAGTAACCATTAGACGCATGTTTTCTGTCACAACCGCCAACACTACATAACCGCATATCAATACTCCTCGCTATGTTGAACCATGACAGCTCGGCACAGAGAGTGCGTAGCCCCAAGAGTAAGACCGGTGCCATGACTATGCTGCAAGTGAATAGGATATTTAAGAAAGCTGGGTGGAAACTGCTTCCAGTTAATTTTCTCAACCAGGATGTGCTGTGGTGGTTGAGCATACAAATCACACTTACACCAAAAGCACAGCCCTCGTTGCTCTTTGACGTACTGCTCTCGAACAGCCCGCCTCTCATTAATCGGTAAACTGTGATAGTCCACCGGTAAATTGTACTTAGCCATCCTCATCCTCCACCAGCTTAGTGTCACATTGAGAATCACAAACATCACACCACCGGCTATCATGAACACCAACCAGGACCCAACAATCACCGTCTTCATCCCAACGAGCAGAAGCATCAGCTGTTACTTCATCAGAACCACAAACCGTGCAGACTATTTTAGACATTAGAAATCCTCCTTTAAAACTTTACCTTCATTCACAGCCTTAATACCGATAGTCCAACCATTACAGTCTGTTTTAAAGTCTTCAGACTTAAGACGACGACCATTATGGTAAAACGCTATAAATTGGTAGTCATGCGTAGGAACAGTACCTAAATCCACAGAATCCCAAAACTTACAAAAATCTTGCAGCGTATAATGAGAAATAACCTCTTCACCACTAACCTTCACATGCTTAACCATATAAAAATTAGAGTCTCTTTCCACGTGATCAGGAGTAAACTTACTAAAAACATAATCGTCAGAATGCCCAGACATAGCATAATCAATATCCTCACCAGGCTCTAACTCATGGTAGTCACCATTAGGCCAAACCATAAGATCACCACAGTAATCAGTAGCTTCACGAACTAACCCATCGATACTCACCGGAGCAGCACCTACTTCAAACTGAAAGTTAAGTACCTGAGTACCAGACACTGACATCACAGGGTAAACTTGCTTGTCCTCTAACAAGTAAATGAACTCTTCACCATCATTGATAGATCGAGACTCACACCCATCCAGGCCAAACAGAGTCTGACCTCTCAAGTGTGCTGCAACCAAACGACAGGCTTTGGTACCGACCATCGAGTAGTTACTGCTCAAGGCATAAGCCAACCCTTCAGGACCCTCAGCCCGGTAAAATGGAACTACAGTGATCATGCTTTTAAGACTTACTAACTGAAATACTTTCATTTTATCTCTCCTGCTCTAAAGCAATTAACATCATGTCTGCTGTCTTAACAGACACAGCAGAAAGTTCTTGAACAGTCAAAGAATGACCTTGCTGAGTACCAATCAAACCCTGCATTGCAGCCATAGCAAACTGCTCACGTTTAGTAAGGCCAAAACAAAAATGATCATAATGACCTTCCTCTGCACGTTGAGATAGTTCCAAAGTTGGCAACCCCACTGCTGGCATATCCCCATTCAATTTAGCTCTCATTTTTACTTCTTCAGTTAACATGTTGTTTCTCCAACGGTTATTTAAAAAAGGCCCCAGAAACGGAGCCTGAATCTACACGGTAATGGCTTGAATTACAGGCACAACCTCATTGACGTTTAAAGGTAAGGCATTGAAATCACCCTCTGAACACCGAACATAGACAGGATTTGTGTAGTTATTACGGTCAAGTAACTCACAAACGGAGGCATTCAAATTGCGGTCAAACTCAGAACTTTGAAGTTCCCTCAAAGCAACATAAGCCATAAACAATGGTATGTTCCACTGAGCAAAACAAGAACCTGAAGAATAGTCACCTTCAGGACCATTACGAGCAATAAGCGTCTTCTCTCTGCCAAGACAGAAATAAAGATCATGGCCATCATACTGACCAAGGAACATACACTTATCGCAGTCATGCTCATGTAATGGACTGCACTTAGTCCGATGAGTGAACTTGCTAACGTCATAAATTAATGTCATGACCCACCTCCACACCATCAAACATAATTACTTCAACAGCACCATACTCAACATAAGTTTGGTGAGCCTTCTGCTCCTCAACCATCAAAGCGAATGCTGCTACCCTATCGTGACCACAAGCATCAAGAGCCTTAAGCCAAGCTTCCTTATCCATTGTATAGTCAACATGCTCATTAAAGGTTCCCACACACTTACGTGTAACAGTTAAATCAACAGTACTCATACATTTCTCCCTAATTAAAAAGACCAGACTCAATGAGTTGGTCTTCAAAGTCTATTTGTGCCATACGCTTAGTATGACCCTTGCCAAAGAACCATGTTCCAGCTACGTTGGCACAGTAATACCACCAACCATTATCGATATAAGACATAGTGTTTCTCCACTAATTTAAGTTAATCGAACAGTGAAAACTGTTCGTGTTTTTCGGCTTCTTTTACTTCTACATAGATGTGGTGCTTGTCAGTATTAGTACAGGACATAGTACCATTAGGACAATCACTATGTGACTTACCCTGAAACACACAACCATCACATGAACCCAAGTCATACACACTTTTAGGAGGAATTCTTACCAGTTTTATGTTCACAATACTCTCCCTATTCACAAGGATCTGCCTCATCAGTACAGAGAGATCATTCTCTGCAGACACCCAACTAAGGGTGTTTCGGCTAGTGAGCTTGAACAGTAATCACTGGCTCAGAAGTCACAACTAAGTGAACGCCAGTAACCACAAGGATTAAGAGTGTCAGTAACCAAGATCCAATCGTCTCAACTGACGTACCCTCAAGGAGTCCAGACACCATAAACAGGCTAATAAGGACCGAGACAACAAGACTAATTACTAACAGGAACAGGCCAATGATAAATGCAGGTTTCATAGATTTCTCCAATATGTACTCAGTGAGTACAGATTGTATGAATTTCGGACACATTGAGTGTCATCAACCTAGTGATATAGCTAGGTGGTTTATATAAGGTGAAGTTATAAGTGGACAGTATTGTAAGGCTTGTCCAGAGCCCTTGTATTAGCTTGCTTGTGCAGCTTTCTTAGCTTCAGCATTAGCCTTACGCTTGGCAGCTGCTTTGGCTTTCTTCTCAGCGTCTTCATCGACTACTGGTGTTTCATCCATGAAAGCAATGAGGGATTCTGCGATTTCACTGACGTTCCGAGGCATTACCTCTAATGCGAGGTCAGCTGCTACTATGATGGAGCCAGTAACCACGGTGGCTGAGCGTACTACTAGTCTGCCAGTCTTCATGGCAGCAACGGCTACTGAACCGGCCAGCTCTGTGGTTTCACCAGCTGTTAGGATGGCTTCTGATTTAACTTCGTTTAGTACTTGAGTAAATGTAGTCATAATGTTTCTCCAATTGACTTTGGTTTGGGTCCCATCTGCAGAATGCGGGGGGGTACCCTGTTGGTACATAGGATCATTCCTATATACTGCATCTGCATAATTTTAAAAATTTGCTAATGGATTTTTGGTATAGTTTGCGTTACTACCATAATACCTTTCCTGTGGTAGACTGAATGCGGTTAGTTAATATAAATCAATGAGGAAAAAACTATGAGTGGTGTTAGCCCTAAAATCTATTTTGAGAATACAGATGCCGTGGCTGGTGCGGATATATTTGATGTGAGAACTCAGACAGCGATCCTGGCTGATTGGTTGGTAGCTAATTTATCGGATAACAAGATGCGAACAAGAGCTTTGAATTCTTTACGTCGAGTAGAGAGTGATGCTATTGAAGCAATTGTTTATGATATTGAAAATGGTACAACTCCGGTCTAATAGTTATTAATAAAGTAATGCGAAGGAAGGTTAGTGAGAACATTTGTGTTGAAGGAAGGAGCGCAGCGACTGAGTGACACAAATGTTTGAACTAAACTTTCTTGGTATTAGTTTATTAATATGTATGTTTCAAATAAAGCCCTGTGTATCCCCTTGGGATACCAGTATTAGGACGAAGCTCCGCTTCGGATTAATGCTGAAGGGCGTAATACTCCTCGCAAAAGTAAAACCAAAAAAGGCACACCACCACCCGTCTTTTATTTCATAAGAGGCAAAACCCCGTTTTGTCTTATTATGAAAGGGTGGTGTGCCAGTGCAAAAGCTTACGGTTATCTTATACGGTTATTGAGAAAGAACGTCTTCGACGGTTCCCTTGGTCGCTACGCTCCCTGTAAGAGTATATAGGGAGAGATGGTAGATGTGCTGTAAGTCATTGATTCGTAAGGATTTAATTTTTCTAGGGGGTGACTGGGGTGTCTCTTTTTGTGGTCCGTGGTGTCACAAAACGGGGTAATTGTGTTTACTAAGGAACACGTTTGTACTACAATTACCCCTAAATCAGCCCCTAACGTATTCATTAAGGAACACACATGACCAATAAAGTGACACCTAAAGCCCGATATGGCGTAATCAACTTAGATACCGGTGAGATTCAACCTTTCGATGTTTATGAGGGGAAGAAGGAAGGACGATGGGAAAAGGTTTATGCTCAGGCCTTGGTAGATATGCTCAACATCACGAGTGAAACCAAGACTAAGATTATTGCTTACATGATTAAGAATAAAGATTACAACAATGTCGTGATGGCATCAGTCAGAAAAATTGCCACAGAAACCGGATGTAGCTCCCGTACCGTTCAAAGAACTTTGGATCTCTTAGTGGAGAATAGTTTTATTCAGAGATTGCAGAATGGGGTGTTGATGTTTTCTCCTCACATTATGAGGACCGGAAGAACTGGCCAGGGTATTGCCGTAATCCGACAGTGGGAAGATGGCCAGAATTTTGAATAGTTGCAAACCAGTAGTTAAGTGTACTAGACTATTCACATTAAATTAACCAAAGCAGAAAGATATGACTACTCAAACACCTATTGAAGCCTATTTACTAACATCCGAATCGAAGGCGGTTAAAGTTCTGCTTTGGCTGCTAAAGAACCGGGATAGAGAAAATATTATTATCACAACTCTGGATACTGTAGCTGAAGAGTGTGATGTAACTAAAGTAACCGTTAACCGGGTATTCCAAAATTTGTATAAAGCAGATTTTTTGGTGAAGGTTAAGAACGGTCAATACAAACTGATGAAGGTTTAAGATTATGTATGATAGAAATACTGATCCTTATGGAGAGCTTTCCAAAGTAAGAATGCCAATAAACCCTTTGATTGAAGCTCCAACGTATATTGGCACCAAAGTGATTACAGGTGCTCCTATAACTTTAGGTGAGTACAACAAATACCGTGGTTGGGAAATGCCAAAAGATGAAGACCCAAGAACACCTGGGTACATTGTTGAATATCAGGATGGGGGTAAAGCTAATCACCCAAACCATAAAAATTATATCAGCTGGTCACCTCGTAATGTGTTTGAAGAAGCTTATCGATTAACTGAAGGTTTGCCGTTTGGCCTAGCAGTAGAGGCGGCAAAGAAAGGTAAACGTATTGCCCGGTTAGGCTGGAATGGTGCTGATATGTTTGCTTTTATTGAAATGAACGAAGAACAGTTCCTGACTGTTTGGAAAGGTGAAGATTTCACTAATCATCCTAAACGTCCCTGTTGGTATTTGAAAACTGCACAAAATGATATTGCGACTTGGGCGCCATCAGGTTCTGACACACTAGCTGATGACTGGGTTATTTTAAATTAATTGGAGAAAACTATGACTGAACAAAATGAAAGTACCGAACAGATGGTCCAGGACAAAAACTTGAATGCCCCTCGAATGACTCCTGATGCAATTATGGGTCAGATTAAGGACACTACTTTTAAAGTGTTTGAAGGCTCCCAGCTAACGGTTTGTGTATTGACGTTGCAGAATGGGTTTACTGTTACCGGTGAAAGTGCCTGTGTGAGTCCTGAAAACTTTGATGCAGAGATTGGTCAAAAGGTTTCCCGAGAAAATGCCATTGAAAAAATCTGGATGCTGGAAGGTTATCGCCTAAAGCAGCACTTGTTTGAAGAATCCAACAAGGAAGCCAAGGGTTTCTTTGGTAGATTAAATGACGAATGTAATGAGCTGTTGGAAAAGAAAAACAAACTCGGTGAGTTCTTCAACACGGAAAAATTCCAGGAGCTAAGTTCTTCAGCCCAAAATTTGTTGACTGCTCAGCATGGCACAATGTCCAAATATGCGGAAATTCTAATTGCCAGGTTAGACCTCCTGGAAGTTGAAGATCACGCTGAATAATTAACATGCCCGGTTATCCGGGCTTTCTTCTATTTGGAGAAAAACATGAGTTCAGACATTTTAAAATATTTTGATTATGACCATTTACCAAAAAAGTTACAGGAAGTGTCTAAGCCATTTCATGAGCTGGCACACAAAATGGATGAGGACTTAACCGGTTGTGCTGAACTGTCTGCCGGCCTCAGGAAATTGCTTGAAGCCAAAGACTGCTGTGTTCGTGCAGCGACTAATCCATGAAACCTGAGTTTAAACACTTACGTTGGGCTAGATTTCTGTGTTGGTTGAAGTATGGACACTATTCGGATAAAACAAAAAGTAGAAAAATGGCAAGTAGGTCTATGAACACTTGCCTTGTTTGTGGAATAGTAGAGGTGGGGCCAGACTGATGGCATTCTTCAGGAGTCCTAATACCGGGCGAGTTTATGTTATTAAAATAACTCTGCCCGGAGATGTTGTGGTCCATAAGATCGGGATGACAAATACTCCACGGTCTGTGGACCGCATGATGGAGATTCTCCGCTCCTGGTTTATGAGTTATCGGTTTGTACCACATTCTGAGTTACGCCTGGATATGGCTTGTGGAAATCCAAGAGCATTGGAACAGCATATTCACAAAGTTTTAAAGAAACACCAATTTGTACCTAATGAAAAAGTTGAAGGTGGTACCGAGATGTTTACTGGTATCAATGAGTTCAGAGTTTTGCACTACCTTCGACAGTTTGATATAAGGAACTTTGAGGAACCATTGGGGCTGGCAGAAAGTGACTACGATGCACTGTGCCGGCTAATATCCCCGTAGATTCAAGAGCCGATATGAACGAACTTACTTTAGACCTTGTGCAGTCACAGTTGAAACCGAAACAACGCCTTCTTATCAGTGAAGAGACGGTAAAGGAAATTGAACTGCTCTCAAAAGATCCTGATTATGGTGAAGAGTTTCTTGATCTATATTTAGATCACTTGAATGTACTAAAGGAAACTCCTCGTGCAAGCCATGATCAGTACCTTAATGCCATCAAATTTTTTGGGTTGGTAGAAGCCGGCAATAGTCTGACTGATGCTTATATCAAAACTTTCCCGCAACGATATAAAGACCGGAGACGAAACCATCCTGATGCTGGAGATGGATCTAAAGATTTCATGCGGAGTGAAGCCAGTAGGTTCAATAGCTCTAAGTTGGTTAATGAGATCCGGAAAGTAGCCTGTATCCCAATTCAGCTAATCCACCGGGGGTTACTGCATGAAGCCATTCTGAACCAGGCACAGCTTATGCGTACTGCCAGGTCGGAGATGGTTCGACAGAAAGCCGGGGCAGTAATTATTTCCGAACTGAAACCTCAAGAAGATACTGTTATTGCTGTGAAGGTAGAGGACGGATCGAAATCGGTTATTGAAGAACTCAGACTGGCAACAGAACGATTAGCCATTGCAGAACAACAATCGGTTAAAGCCGGAATGCCGTTATCAGTTATTGCCTCAGCTAATGTGTACGAAGGTGAAATAGTCGAGGAAGAATCAGATGGGGATTGATCTCAGCACTGCGGTAGATTTGGATGAACGATTAAATCATATTGACTATAAATTTTTGGTTAACGATTATAAACCATCACTGTTTGCCTTTAAGTTCATTAACTTTATTAAACTTGTCAATGGCTCTATGGGGGAAGAAAATAAGTCCCCGGTAATTCACTATGACATGTTAGACCAGATTGCTAAAGCTGACTCTGGAGCAAATGGTAATAGCAAAAGATTCTTCCAAAACCTATTTGTATCATTTCGTGGTTCTGCTAAAACTACTGCCCTTCATGAGTACATGATTTTGTACCTGGCTGTTTATGGTCAGATTGAAGGTTTTGGCGAAGTAAACGTAGGTATGTATATTTCTGACACCATGGATAACGGTGTTAAGTCCATGCGTAACCAGTTAGAGTTTCGTTGGAGTAACAGTGAGTTCTTGCAGAAATATGTACCAGACGCTAAGTTTACTGATGTTCGCTGGGAATTTAAAAACCTGGACGGTAAGCGTTTAGTGTTTAGAGGATTCGGCGCCAGTACCGGTGTTCGTGGATTTAAAGAGTTTGGTGAACGACCTACTTGGTGTGGTATGGACGATTTAATGTCCGATAAAAATGCTGAATCCCCAACCATTACTAAAGACATCCGGAACATCGTGTATAAAGCAGCTCGACAGGCTATGCACCCAAAACGCCGTATGATTGTTTGGACCGGTACTCCGTTCAACAAAAAAGATCCTCTTTACGAAGCTGCTGGATCTGGAGCATGGAATACTCGAGTTTACCCAATTTGTGAAAAATTCCCGTGCAGCAGAAAAGAATTTGTTGGCGGATGGGAAGATCGCTTTGATTATGATTTTGTTAAGAACGAGTATGACAGCCTATTGGCCAGTGGTGAGATCGCTGCATTCAACCAGGAGCTTATGTTGAGAATTACATCTGATGAAGATCGATTAGTCCAAGAAGACGAATTGGTGTGGTACTCCAGAGATGCTGTTATCCGAAATAAGAGTAACTACAATTTCTATATCACTACCGATTTTGCAACTGCTGATAGTGCCAGTAGTGACTTCTCAGTAATATCCGTTTGGGCATATAACAATAATGGTGACTGGTTGCTCGTAGATGGCTTATGCAAGCGACAATTGATGGATGCCAACATAGATGCCCTATTCCGCTTTGTGAGCATCTACAGGCCACTAGAAGTGGGTATTGAGATTAATGGCCAACAAGGTGGTTTCATATCCTGGCTTAAACGGGAAATGGTTACCAAAAACATTTTCTTTAACCTGGCAGGTAAAGGCAAGACTGAGGGTATTCGTCGTACCGGTAGTAAAATTGAAGCGTTCAAGCTGTTTGTTCCAATTATAAAAGCGAAGAAAGTATGGCTTCCGGAAGAGATGAGGGAATCTGAGATCATTGTCGAACTGCTGGAAGAAATACGTTTTGCTACTAAAGAGAAATTTAAGTCAAAACACGATGACGTAGCTGATACACTATCGATGCTTCTGGATATTGAACCATTTAAGCCAAGTGCTGAAACACCTACTGAATTTGTACATAGCGAAGATGGTCAGTACGCACTATTCCATGAAGAAGAAGATTATGGTGGCAGCACTATCTTCTAAATAGTGTTAGTATTCAAAAATTACTGAGGGGATAAATCATGAATGTAACAGAAGCCATCGTGATGCTTATTGAAGCAGAACTAAAACAATTAAGTGTCAAAGATGACCAATTTGCAGTCATGGGGTATCTTAATATGGGAGTTTTAGAGCTCCACAAAAGATTCCCGATATGGAAAGAGACTGCCACAATAACCATGGTAGAAGGCACAACGCGGTATAAGCTAGATGGTATCGACGCTAATGTGACCATAGACCTTTCTGATCATGATGTTTTATTTATTGAAGAAGTCTTAGATGACGAAGATGAACCAATGTCATTAAACGATGATAAAGATTCTCTTGGCGCTATGACCCCTAAACCGCATATTTTGGACATTCCGGTACCAGTTCTAACTGGCGATATTAAAGTCGGTTACCGGGCTTCTCCGAAATTTATGACTCTGGAAACTGACATAATCCCTATCCCTCCTCAGTTTTATGAAGCCCTATTCAACTACGTTGGGTACAGAGGCCATGGTTCAGTTAAAGGAGATATTAAGTCTGAGAACAATACCCACTATATGAGATTTGAAAAAAGTTGTAATCTTATAGACATGAAAGGACTAAGATCTCCAGACAGCCTACACTCTCACAAGTTTATCGATAGAGGTTTCGTATAATGCCAACTGTAGATCTCAAAGAAATGGTTCGAGGTGACACTTATGGGATCACCATGAACTTTAAGACCAAAGACGGAACTCCTATAGACGTTGAGGGTAGAAAACTAACCTTCACGATGAAACACCACTGGTCTGAGCCTGATGTAGACTCAGCTATACAAAAAGTAGTTGACCTGGTAGCCCCGGATGTTTCTGCCCAGAATGGGCAAGCTTATATTTTACTGTCTACCGTAGAAACCGATGTCACTCCAAGTAAGTATGTTTATGACATCCAAATGGTTAACGGAGCTATTGTAACCACACTGCTTAAAGGTAATATTTTAGTCAGTGGTGATATTACTCAAGGGGTATAACCATGTGGGCTGCTGGTGATTTAGAAATAGATGTCATTATTGACGAAGGTCCGATAATTGAAATAATCGAAGATGCTGGGGCTACTATTGACGTAACCTTAGTAGCTATCGGTGACATTGTAACTGAGATGACTCAAGTAATTGATGTGAGCATCCCAAATGATCCGGCTATTCTGCTAAAGTCCATACAGATGGTGAAAATGCAGGATGTGTTAGTTACTGCCTTTTCCGTAGATGGATTAGTTGATCGAGGTAAAATGCTTCGTTTTGACAACGCAAATCCTGTTACCGTCACTATAAATTTAGATGGTGTTTACCCAGCTACAGGAAATATCGTTTATTTTACCCAGGTAGGTCTTGGCCAGGTAAAAATCGTAGGTGCTCCGGGAGTAACTATTGAAACACCAGACGGCAATGCCACAAGAGTAAAACACTCAGTAATTGCTGCCGTGCAAACGTACCAAAATAAATGGCTGCTTATGGGCGATCTTAATTACTATGTGGTATGACGATTTTAAAGAACGTGGTGCTCAGTGGATAATGCCTTTAAGAGTACGGGCTAAAGCAATAACAAGTAAACTTTACCCTTTGTGGATTATGGATTCAGTCAAATCAGAAGGTAAAATTGTATCCTCACACGTTAGAAGACTAGTTCACATACCTGAAACCTTTACAGGTTTTGTAGATTCAGCAGGGTCTTTGGTGTCAGCAACTGTCAAAAGCATAGTAAATATATTACCGTGGACTCAGATCGATAGTGCAAAAGGAGAGGGTAAAGTTACAAACGCCGCAGTGAGACAGGTAGTAAAAATAGTAGCTCCAGAAGACCAAATCACAATTAACATAGAATCAGCAAAAGCTGATGGAAAAGTTACAGCCGCAACAAACAGAAGGGTGGTAGTAGAAGCCACTTTATTTACAGACAGTGTAACCGCAGCAGGTTCAGTTACAGAGGCCAGTGTACTATGACAATTACCAAAGAGATTCCTGTCGGCATTGCAGGGTACTTTAAGATAGAAGTAAGAAATTCCGAAGGTAAGGTAGTCAAAGAACTTCCTTGGCAAAAAAATGAAATTCTCGACTCAGGCCTTAGATCACTACATGATTCTGCTGAATCTGCAGGATTAGGACTGGGAAAATATTGCGTTGTCGGAACTTCTGCTGATGCTGTGGATGTGGCATTGGATACTGGCGTTAAAGCTCAGTTAGGCTCCAGAGTAGTTATGACGACTTATACTTCTAATCGAACCGGGGAATACTTTGCTAAAACATCAGAGTATAACTGGGCAATTGGGGATACCACCGGAAACATAGCAGAAGTAGGTATTACTAATTCTACATCCACCCGTTTTCTGACTAGAGCTAGAATTAAGGATGCTTTAGGTGTTCCCACTACTATTACAGTACTAGCTGATGAGCAGCTAAGGGTCTACTACGAACTTAGGTTGTATTGGCCTATGTCAGATTTAGTAGAGATTATAAACGTAAATGTAGGAACAGTAGCGGCTCCTGTTTGGGTAGCTACTACAATGACCACTAGACCCCTATACATAGGATCTGCTACTGGGTGGGATATATACCAAGGCAGTGGAGATGCTTTGTTTGCCCATGAGGCTGTTAGTAATTACACCGGATGGTATTCTTATGGTAGTGATATGGCTTTGGCTTTAGCTTCCGCAACTATTCCTTCAGGAACCTTTATTGGTCAAGCTAGATATGATGCTACTTTTGTAACTCTATATGATCCTGCGCATACAACTTTTGAAATGACGGTGCCTTCTACAAAATGGAATGTTGCAGGAGGTATTGGAGGTATGAAGTGGTCAGCTAGAGGAGACTTATATAGAACATGCTGGCAAACTAAAATAGATCCTCCTCTGCCAAAAACTAATCTGGATGTGGCAACAGTAAACTTCAGAATATCGGTTACTAGGCAGTGATAGAGATTATATCAGAAAGGTTAGGAGGACTTTTTCTCCCTCCGGATGACAGAGCGTCCGGGGAACCTATAGATTATGAGCTCGGAGGAATTGGTATAGGAGATTCTTCTGAGGGTAGTACTTACCAAATATGGGTAGCTATTACCGATGGGGTAAGTATATGGATACACCCAGAAAACTCTCCGGAAACTAAAACGTATATAACTTCAGGGGATGGCATTACCTTTATAGCGTTAGCATTTGATCAGCTAATGAGGCCAACAGTAGCTTATACTGATAATACTGGAACAAAACTATACTGGTATGATTCAATAATCCAAGATTACACTACGACTACTTTTCCAGGAGCTAAAAGTCCAAAACTTACTTTGGATTTAAAAAACAAAACCGCCAGTGATTCTGGTTTAAGTGATATACAGTTTTTTTATATAAAAAATAATAAAGTTTACCACCGTACCCAAAGAGATCGTTACGGGATAGAATATGATTTAGGGGGAGGGGAAGCGCATAGAATTTCAAGAGTAGGTATGTGTGCTGATTGGAGACTCAGAGTGGAAGTATTCTTTAGAACGGAGTAGCGAATGGCTGTCAGTAACGTAATTTATTTTGAAATAACCAATGATCCATCAATATTGCTTGCAAAAATTGTAGCTGATGGTGCGTTGATATACGCAGCTATTGACCATGACCATGAAACAATAGCCCCAAGCTACCTTGATTTTAATTCAGACTTTCCTGCACCAGCCCACAAAGAAGGTAGGGTATTTTATGATAACGAAGCAAATACCTTAGCCTACTACAATGCTGAAGCTGAAGTTACTATGCAGATTGGTAAAGAGCTTTGGGTGTCTGTTCATAACGCAACCGGAGTCACTATACCTGATGGGGCTGCGGTAACTGTTACAGGTATTACTCTAGGAGGAGTTCTTGAAGTAGGTTTGGCAATAGCTTCAGATAGAGTCTCTGCACTTAATACCATAGGTATAGCCACGCACAGCATCGAGCCTGGAACAGAAGGGATAGCGACTACGGCAGGTACGGTAAATGGCGTAAACACTGTGGCGTACACGGAAGGAGCTGCTATTTGGTTGTCGGACTCTGTTCCTGGTGGGTACCAAGAAACAAGACCTAAAGCTCCCTGCTATGAAGTTCGTATGGGGGGTATTGAAAAATCCCATGCAACAGAAGGTAAGATATACGCTGAAGTTCGTATTATCGATAATGACCATGATAATAACGCCTACTACAACGGGTCCATACTAGAGCCTAATGAGGTTCATATCCATTGTGATGGTCTTACTGTGCAATGTGAAATTCATAGTTTGGCAGCTAACAATAGAATCTCTGCAATCATAGACCAGGACTACATCAGTATACTGGATAACACAATTATAGAACTGACCGTAGGGACAGACTCGGTACCTGTGGAAAACTGGGTTTATATAGATAACACGGGGGTTATAAGCAAAAGCACTTCAAGTTTCCCTACTTCTGCTCAGTACATACCAGTAGCTCGGGTAGTAGTCCCTTCTGCAGCCACAGCACAGACTTATGGAGTTTACAAAAGTCATGCTTATACCGATCATCTTCAAGGTACAAGTGGTCAAGGACACTTGAGCCATGTAAATGCCTGGATAAGAAAAAGACCAGCAGGTTGGCAGAATGGTGTTGTTCTTACTCAATCAGTAGCTGAAGGTGTTGCTGCAGCCAGTATAGGACTGTCTTACACCTCCGGAGTTGTAGCACAACTTCATGATCATACTTTTCCTGCTTACGACACGGCAATAAAGCCGGCAGCTATTGTAAACAGCCCAATACCTTACCAACAAGTAAACGGTATAAGCCCAGCTATTGATACCGATGGTCAAGGAGTTTTAATAGGAAACAATAAGTATTACAACTTAGTAGTCTGGGGAGTAATGTCAGAAGAGGATTCGGCATGTAAGATATTCTTCAACTTACCTTCAGGATCCTACACTACTGAAAGTTTGGCAATCGATGATGTACATGACACAGCCTCTTACGTAATACCTAATGAGTACAAAGGTGCTGGGTTTTTAATTACCAGGTTAACAATACAGCGCACTAATACGACAGTTACAGTAATACCTGGGGGTACTAAAGATCTTAGAGGTGCAATATCATCTTTAGGTGGTGTAGCAATACTCGGTGGAAGTGGTATTACTTATTTTGATAACCTAATAGATACACCAGTTAACAAAACAGGACAAGCTTTAAAACATGTCAGGGTAGATGCTACAGAAACAACCCTTGAGTATTTTGATCCAGGCTACAACACGGTAGCAGAGATAAACGGTGGGGATTCTCTTGACAACCAAACAGACACTGTATTAGGAGGAAGTTCCCTTGGGTACTAAAATACTGATAAGACAAGATATAGAAGCCAATTGGGTAGTTAACAATCCAGTAGTAGCCGCAGGGGAATGGGCGTACTCAACAGACACGAAAAGAGTCAAGTTGGGAGATGGAAGCACTAGCTGGAATTCCCTGGTGTATGATGCAAATAAAGCAGTAGATATTGAATCTATTGTGTCTCATGATAACCTTCAAAATATAAATGCTAATCAGCATATTGACTGGACGTTAACTGCTGGAGCAACTATACACGTAGATAATCTTCCCCCTATTACTATTACAGATACTTTCGTGGTTGCCAATGAAACAGCGATGTTAGCATTGATAGCTCAAACAGGGGATGTTGCTGTTAGGTCCGACGAGAAAAAAACATACATACTTAAAGGTACAGCTCCTACATTACTCTCAAATTGGGAGTGGTTACAATCTCCAACAGACTTAGTTTTATCAGTAGCAGGTAAGACTGGTGCTGTAACTTTAGATATGGCTGATATTACTGATGCAGGCACAGCAGCCACAGCAGACGTGACGACTAGCGCAACGGATACTACAGCGGGGCGTGTGTTAAAGGTTGGTGACTTTGGGGTTGGTGCGTATTCTAGCCAGCTCATTACAGCAAGCCAAGTAGAAATTGACGATTATAGTTTTGGAGCAAACGGAGCAACCTACAGAGTAGTTAGTCCAACGGGGGTTTCGGCAGGGACGTATTTATTGAAAATTAACAGGTCATCAGCTAGTAATAGTGTGTTTCAAGAGCTGATGACAATGAATGTTAGTAATTCAAAATACACAAGAATGATGAATAACTCGACTGGCGTTACGCCATGGGAAGAAATCTGGCACAGTGGTAACTTAAACTTCAGGAAATTCAGCAGCAATGGTGTAAGTGGGCGAATTATTGCTACGGGCTTTGCGCGTTCAGCAACAGAGGCGGTTTTCCAGTTCCATGTCGGCTATACTGAAGCTGTCAGCATTTTAGATATTCTTGTAACTAGCACATTCTCTATTCAAACTTATGCGGTAGGTGTAAACGTGGCGACGAATATTCAGGGCATTCAAATGAGCTTATTAAGTAATGGCGGGGTGACTGCTTTAATTCGTATTGGTAGCCTATCAGGATTGACAGGTGGGGACGGATTGTACTTAATAACAGAAACAACGACATCGGAAATAGAATTTATTTGAGGCTAATTAGATGAAAACTGAACTTATAGATGGTCGAATTGAGGTCGTGTCTCAAATTTCAGAAGATACTGTTCGCAAAACATACTACACAAAAAACGAATCCGGTGATTACGTTGCAGGTGAAAGTGATCCATTGGATTTAACTGATGTCACATGGCTCACTGACGAAGACAAAGCAGCCGAAGCAGCACAACAGCTAGTCGATACAGAATCGGCTTGGGTAAAAGCAGAGCTAGAAAATTCAGACGTTGAAGTGCGAAAACATGAGGACTCAGCACCTCGCGCAAAGGGTGCAGATGTTCAAGTGTGGCGCACTTATCGCAATGAGTTACGGAATTACATTCAAGGTGGTGTTATTTCAACTGACAAACCAGTGAGACCAGTATGAGTAAACTGTACCAGAGGTAAATCATCATATATACTCCAAATATTCGTCAACTAACCGGTTACTGTATATGAAACATTATTGCTTCCATTTTGTTTATCCTGAGAGAATACCAGAATGGATTACTGCAATGGTTTTAGTTGGTTTTGGAATATCCTTCTCTTTACCGGGAGAAACATTATCTGTTGATGGGTACCATGTGTTAGCAGATATAGGATTGACAGATTTTTATCTCGCAATGTTTATGACAATACTGGGTGTGCTAAGGTTAGTAGCCCTATATATTAATGGATCATGGAAGAGAACGCCCACAATTCGGATGTATGGCGCTATAGTTGGTGCCGCAGTATTCATGTCCTTTGCCGTGGGGTTTTTTCTCCCTATCGTAACTAAAACCATGCCACCGAATACGGCATGGGGGACGTACCTAATCCTGGCACTCTGGGATATTTACGCAAGTTATAAGGCGGGAAATGATGTTAGAGCTACTAGAAAATAATGCAGCAGTCCTTGTGGCTATCATCGGTGCTGTTGGAGCTGCAATTGCAGCAATAGTAGCAGCATCAAGAGGGTATAAAGCTACCCCAAAGAATATTCCTACCGGAGCTTCCTCTGGGTGTTCATCTAATGTACTTGCAGCTGTTGACCATTTACATGAAGATATCAGTAAAGTAGTAGAGTCTTTAAACACGATGAAGTCACAACATGCAGTAATGCAAGACACTTTGAACAAAGCGTATACAAAGATAGATAACATAGATGTTAATGTAAGAGTTATACGGGAGAAGTAGTTTGAAAAAAATACAAGATTATGTAGTCAGAGGCCAGGACTCTCAGGGAGCTGGTTGGTTTGGAGCACCAAGAGGTGACCGACTTCATAATGGCGTAGATTTAGTATGTAGTGACAGAGAACCGGTATGCGCTTTTCTTCCCGGTACTGTGACTAAGATTGGCTTCCCTTACAGTCCAGACTTACACCCGGACAAAGCTCATCTACGCTATATCCAGGTAGACACCGACGGAAATCAATTACGGTACTTCTACGTTAAGCCAAGAGTAAAGCTTGGCCAAAAAGTAGGTATGAATGAAGTTTTGGGAATATCTCAGGATTTGACCAAAATGTACCCAGGCATTACCCAGCATTTTCATTTTGAAATCCGTGATCCGAGTAAAGAAATTATTCGTCCAAGTTTAATGTTTCCAGGAGTAGAAGATGGGAATTCTTGATAAAATATTTAGTTCAAAAAAGGTAATCGAAGATGTCACTGAAAGTGTTATTAAATCAGGGGATGCTCTCATATACACCAAGGAAGAAAAGGAAGCAGGAAGAGGTGATTTACGTGAACGGCTTCTTAAACTGTATGAACCCTTTAAACTTATACAGCGTTATCTGGCTATTTACTACTCCTGGATTTTTGGCTTTACTTTTGTAACAACCTTCATATTGTCTATTTTTGTAGGTTTTGGGAAAGTACCAAAAGAAGTGTTAGATAACGTCATATCAGTAGCAACGGCCTTTAATATTGGATTAATTTGCTTGGCCATTGTAGGATTCTATTTTGGTGGTGGAGCAATAGAAGGTGTTGTTACAGCTAGAGCCCAGTCCCAACCTAAAGATATGCAGAAATTAACAAAAGAAATTAACAACTAATTTCCCCGGAGATAACCATAGTGTCTGAAGCAATGAACCAAGATGAAAGCCCTAACAAGAAGCTTAATAAAGCAGAATTGTTAAAAGCCTTCAAAGCTGATATGAAGTCAGCAGATACTCTCCGTCAGGAAATGGTAGGTAAGGTTGAAAATTGGAGAGCACAATATGATGGTGACCCTTACGGTAACGAAGTAAAAGGGAAATCAGCTATTGTGTCCCGTGACATTAAACGTCAGGATGAATGGCAACATGCTTCGGTAAAAGACCCATTTGTTTCTGGATCAGACATTATTCGCTGTAACCCAATAACGTATGAAGACCGTAAGGCAGCAGAACAAAATCAGTTAGTTCTTAACTACCAATTTACTCGTCAGTTTAATCGGTATGCGTTTATGACTGATGTTGTAAAACTTTATTATGCCGAAGGCACAGTTATTTCAAAAACTTCTTGGGATTATGAAGACAAGAAAGAAACGGTAGATATGCCTATTTTTGAACTTGATCCGTTAACAATGGAACCGGTTCAGGTAGGTACAAGAGAAGTAGAGCAATTGGTAGTTATAACTAACAGACCCCATGTGGAACTATGCCGTATTGAAGACATCTACATAGACCCTACTTCCATGGGCGATATCGATAAAGCTCAGTTTGTTATTCACCGATATGAAACAGACCTTAGTACTCTTAAGCAGTCAGGTAAGTATAAAAATTTAAATAAGCTGGCTAAAACAATGGCCGGTACCGATGGTGATGACTACCAAGAAGAAGATGACACAAACTTCAGATTCCAAGACCAAGCCCGTAAGAAAGTTTTAGCTTATGAGTATTGGGGAAAATACGACGTTAACAATGACGGAATAGCTGAACCAATCGTTTGTACCTGGGTAGAAGACGTAGTGATTCAACTGCAAGAAAACCCTTATCCGGACAAAAAGATTCCATTCCTGGTCACTAAAAACAACTCAATACCTTTCAAGATGCACGGTGAAGCAAACGCTGAGCTTATTGGCGATAACCAAAAAGTAACCACAGCTATTAAGCGTGGTATTTTGGACAACATGGGTAATTCAAACAATGGTCAGAAAGGTATTCGTTCTGGTGCATTGAGTGACCTAAACAAGAAACGATTCTTGAACGGTAAAAACTTTGAGTTCCAGGGTAACGTAACAGATTTCTTTGAAGGTGCTTATAACCCACTACCAAACAGTGTGTTTCAAGTCATGGACATGCTCAATGGGGAAAATGAGTCCATGCTCGGTGTTAAGAGTTTCAGTGGTGGTATAAGTGGTTCTGCTATGGGAAGTACTGCCAGAGCTGCTGGAGGAGTACTGGACGCAGTTTCTGTCCGTAGATTGGACATCGTAAGGAACTTAGCCGAAAACCTTATCAAACCTCTTATGCGTAAGTGGATGGCATATAACTCTGAGTTTTTACAACCAGAAGAAACTGTGCGGATTACTAACGAGGATTTTGTACCGGTAAAACGTAATGACCTGCATGGACTGGTAGATATAGAAATTGAAGTAACTACCGCAGAAGATAATAGTGCTAAAGCCCAGGAGTTAGCGTTCTTGCTGCAAACCCTGGGTCAAGGTATGGACCCATCGATGCAAAAAATGATAATGGGTCAAATAGCTAAGCTTAACAAGATGCCTGACCTAGCTAAGCAAATTGAAGAGTTCCAACCTCAGCCTGATCCTTATATTGAAGAAATGAAAATGCTTGAGATGGAAAAACTCAAAGCTGAAATTAAAGAACGTCTATCTCGGGCTAACGAAAATGCTGTTGATATTCGGGCTAAGATTGCTAAAGCAGCTCTTGATGAAGCTAGAGCAAGACACCTTGGCTCTGATGCTGACCTTAAAGACCTGGAGTTTTCCGACAGGGCTCAGGGCAAAGACCTTGAAAAAGAAATAGCTCGTAAAGACCATGATAGAGGTACAAAACTAATGGCTCAACATGCTGGAGATCAAACAAAGAAGCAGTTGAAAGCTGCTGATGTGTTGACCAAGCAGTAAAGTCTGCTATAACATGCAGATACTTGTAACAAACTAAACCACTAACCGGACTCAAAAGGTAAACTAAATGAGCAACCAAGAACAGATCGAACTAGAAACAATTGAAGTAGAACATCACCGTACAATGGGTGAAGCACTAATACGCCTAAAAGAAAATGAAGATTTTAAAACTGTAATTATGGATGGTTACTTAGGCCAGAGTGTAAAGTCTTCAGTCAGCTTGCTTGCTGTTCCTCAGATTAAAGCACAAGGGCGTAGAGTAGACATTATGGAAGACCTAGTTGCTGCGAGCAACTTAAAGTACTTTTTCCGTATGGTTGAAAATTTCTACCAGGGTGTTGTTAATCCAGTTCTTAGCGATGAAGAAGAAGCTGAGAGAGCTGAGCAGGGAGAACACTAATGTCAGAGCAGCTAACGGAAGAAGATGTATTCAGTAATGATGTAGACCCGTTGGATGGTATTCGTGAACTTCGTAGAGCAGAAGGGGTAGCTGAAGAGGATCTAATTGCTCCTGCAGATTCTGTGTTAGCTGCTGATTCTGATATTAAAGACGAATTACCAGTCGATACAGATTTAGATGCATTTGAAACTCCGGCAGAACCAGAGGCCAAACTGGATGAAATTAAGGATGAAGAGGAAGATACCCCTCTGGAAAAAGACCCGAAAAATGCTGATGACCCAGAAGTTATTGACGGTGATGAAAAACAGAAACCTGACAGCACTGAAACAGCAAAATTAAAGTTTAGAGCTAATGGTCAGGATTTTGAGTTTACCCCGGAAGAAGTTCAAGCTCAGTTTGAAACTGTGTTTGGTCAAGCAATGGATTATACTCAAAAGCTTCAAAAAATTGCTCCTTACCGAAAAATGATTTCGGCTATTGAAGAAGAAGGTATTACCCAAGAGCAATTAAATATCGCTATCGATGCGTTAAAGGGTGACAAGGGTGCTCTAACAAAATTGTTAGAAGCAAACGATATTGATAAGTATGATCTTGGTAACGATGAGGAAGCCCCTTACGTTCCAGGTGACTACGGTAAGGAAGAAAGTCAGCAGGAGTTAGCTCAAGTGGCTTCTATTATAGCTGCTGACCCAGAATATAAAATAACCGTCGATGTCATTGATAATCAATGGGACGGTGAATCCAGAGATGTGTTGCGTAAAAACCCTAAATTTATTCAGGGACTACATAATGACATAAAATCTGGTGTGTATGCTGAAGTCGCTGTAGAAGCGATGAAAATGAAAGTTCTCGATAGAAATTCCAAGTCAGACATAGAATACTACATGCTTGCAGGTCAGCAGCGTTCAGCTAATCAACAAACCCAGAATGCCCAGGGAAATGTTGATGCTCTGAACAAGCAGACACAAGATGCAGTAGCTAAAGCTGATACGGCATCATCAGAGGCTCAACAGAAACGTGCTGCCACCTCCACTGGAGCAAGGGCTGATCGTAAAGGAGTTGTCGACTACTTAGATGACAACGATGAAGACTATGACGCATGGTACGCAAAATTGCAGGCCAGCGTTTAAATCGCACTTACTGAGGATTACCTCTCATGGTACAACAAGTATATGGTGTAACCGACCGTAAAACCGGTGATTCATCTCACGGACAAAACACAATTGTCCATTATTATGACAAAGCTGGTGTCAAAGCCGCTAACGCAATTGCTGTCTATGCACAGTTTGCTGACCGTCGATCTATGCCACTTAAAATGGGTACTACCTATAAAGTGTCTAAATGGTTGCATATCTATGACCGTGAAATTGGTGATACGGATTTTGCATCAAAAGGTTATTTAACTGCTCGTAACATCGCTGATGTTTCTGCGGGTTTAACCGCTGCAGGTTTGGCCGAAGGTGCTGGTGCAGTAAACCCAACTTCAATCAAGAAAGTTACCATCTCTACTGAGTTCGCTCGTTATGGTGAGATGATTGACTATACTGATGAAGTTGAAATGTTTGCAGAAGACGCTGTGCAAGTTCATTACCGTGAAGAGTTAGGCTTACTAGCTAACCGTCGGTCTGAAGACTTAATCCAGTTGGACATGCTGACTACTACAACTGCCATGTACTCTGGTTCGGCTACTTCGTTGATAACTGTTGGTACAGATATTTCTGATACTGCTGCAACAAGCATCGACGGTACTGATGATGACTTGGTTCGTGTTTCTTACGATTTAATTCGTAAGGGTGTTCGTAAGCTGGTTCGTAACCGTGCTGAAAAGAACACTTCAATCGTGACTGGTTCTACTAAGATCGATACACGTACAGTTAACAAAGCGTTCTACGCTATTGTTGGTCCAGAAGTTAAGTTTGACCTTGAGTCTTTAACTCGAAGCTCTGGTACTGCTGCTTCTGATAGTACTGAATACGTTTATGTCCCAGCGTATAAGTACGCAGATGCTACTAACCTGGCTGAAGGCGAAGTTGGTGCAATGAACGATGTTCGTTTCATCGAGTCTGAGTCTGCGGTAGTTTATGCAGGTGCTGGTGCTAAGACTCCTGGTGCTATTCCTGGTACCGATGGTCAGTACTTAGGTGCTTTGTCTCAGACAACTCATGATGCTGCTTCTGCTGCCGCTCTTAACACCTTAACCGGTGGTTCTGCCTATGCAGCTTCTGAGTCACGTTTTGACGTTTTCCCGATCTTATTCCCAACTAAAGGTAGTTTCGCTACTGTTGGTCTAAAAGGTCATGGAAAAATTAAATTCAACGCTCAGTCACCTGGTAAGATCGAACTGATCAACCCATACGGTACTAAAGGCTTCTTTAGTTACAATATGTGGTATGCGGGTATCATCCTTCGGGAAGAGCGTCTGTTGAAAATGTTGGTTGCTGCTTCGGCATAAGCCATAACTTAAAGCCTCCTCCGGGGGGCTTTTCTTTACTGATAAAAAGGATCTACCATGACTGATCGTGAAAAATTAATTGAAACAGCTAATGAGCTTGGCCTTGAATTTAAGGGCAACATCTCCAATACAAACTTGCAAGAATTGGTAGACAACGCTCAAAACCCTAAAGACGCTGGTGAACAAAACACTATTGAAAAACCAGAGGTTGTAACATCTCCAACTGGTGCTAAACCTGTTGCGCAGAAGGAAGAAAAAGCTCCTTCAAAGTCTTTAGACAAAGATGCTCGTCGAAGACTGAAAGTTGCTAACTCTAAGAAAAAAGCGTTAGTAAAATCAATTGTTACGCTGACTAATAAAGATCCTCGTGAAAATACGTCAGTCACCACTGTACCTTTAAGTGTTGAAAACCAATTCTTTTCTGTTGCCCGTATAGTTCCATTGGATGTTCCTGTAGAACTGGAAAAATGTTTAATTGACTTAGCCGAAAGCACTATGATGGCACTACATCGTGACGAAATTATCAAAGGTGAACGTACTGGTAATAAAGTTACCGTACAAGTGAAGAAATTTGCTGTAAGCTACTCAAAAGAACAAGCTGACTCAGAGTAAATAAAAAATGGCTGACATAAAATTAGAAGACCTAACTAACGCTACTACAGTTTCTGACGGTACTGGTGTACTTGATGTATTGATGAAGACAATCAATCTTCATGTTGTAAAGCAGTTCGATATGGGACGCATTACGGGTCCTGAATACGCTACTGTTTACGTTGGTGCTCTACAGTCAGCCATATCTGAATCAATTAAATTCTTGCTTGGAGAGCAAGCTGCAGGACTCCAAGCAGATCTTCTTGAAGAAAAAATTGAAAGTGAAAGAAAGAATAATGGCACCGATGGAAGTATTGATAAAAAAGATGCTTTAGTTGATGCACAAGCTCTTGGGTTCAAACTGGACGCTAAACAAAAACTGTTAAAATCAATGCTTGACGGTTTCGCAGTTAACGCTTCAGTTTCTGGAACTCTGGGTAATGTACCTGAGACAACTCTTGATGGTTCTATTGATCAACTATCCCAGGAAATACTGAGTGATCTTAACTCTTTGGTTACAATCCAAACTGTTCCTGAAACTGCTGAAATAGAAGCATAACCACAAACAGAGAAAACTATGGCATGGAACCCGTTTAAGTCAGTAGTTAATTTCTTTGTCGATGTTGTGGAAACTACTTATGAAGCCATAGTAGATGCTGTCGAATGGACTTGGGATAATATAACTTACCCCGTTATTGAGGGAACATTCTACTTACTTGGTATAAAAGCAGAAACTGTAGTACAAGTGGATAAAATCACCACTAAGATTATGGGTGATGACGTTTCTCAAACAGTAAAGAAAACTAAAGTTAAAGCGGTTATTGAATACATATCGTCTAATGAAAGTTTTTTTAACGTATACATGAGGAACATGAATACCGCAAAAGCACAAGTCAGCGCATACCATAACTTCGGAGAGAACACTTACACCTACGGGCTCCCTACACTAACTGTTTATGGAAAAATAATGGATTTGGCAGCGGTAAAAACTGCTATTGACTTAGACCTAACTATAAATTCCACGGTAGTATCTGCTAATCAGGTAGCTCCACTACTTCGACAAAAAACTGAATACTATTTGCAGGAAACTGCCCCCTACAATTATAAACCCGGACAAAACCTATTAAGCTATAATGATTCCTGGGGAAACAGTAGGGAATGGGGTTTTGATTCCGTTGTAGATAATATTACGGACTACACCGTAAGTATCTCCAGAACAGCTACGAGAAACCACTTCTGGATTTATGGACCAGGAACGGTAGTCGAAGGGGATAGTGCTACCTACACAATCTACTCGAGTAGTTTGATACCTACCGGTAAATCGTTACCTATCAATTTAATTTATAGTGGTACAGCAGTAGATGGGGTAGATTTCACATCCGTTGCACAAGTAACAATGCTGGCTGATACTGATTCTGTTCAGGTAGTCATACCGACTACTGAAAATACTGCTCCTCACGTAGCTCGTAATCTCATTGTTGAGATTGGCAGCTTAGATAATGCCTTAGATGTTTTTGATGATCCAAGTATTTACCCTTCACTTAAATCAGTAGATACCAATATAACAGACGATGAAGGTGTTATTTTAACAATGCCTTATGGTTTAGTTAACGAATCTGATACCAGTATTACCATTCCTGTGAAACTAGAAAATGCAGCAGCTGGGGCTTTTACTGTTGATTACAGTTTTGTGGATGGAACAGCTGTTGGTGTTGTAGGTGGAGGTTCTGGGAGTGACTACGACTCAACTCCTGGGACTTTAAACTTTGCAGGTACTGGAAGTGAAATACAAAATATTGTCATACCTATCACTGTAGATGCCCTGGATGACGACCAAGAAGTATTTACCGTAAACTTGACTAACTGTTCAGACCCGGCAGTAACGCTAACTAGCACAAGCATAGTGATATGGGATGGTACTTCTGATCCAATTACCGGACCTGTAGTATTGAACGACTCTTTTACTATTGCTCCAATAGTCAATAAGAACGTAGTTATGGCTAAATACCATGAGGCAGCTAACCCAGCTACTGATTGGTATCTATGGAGATATGATCAAGATTTAGGTACTTACCCAGACGTAAAAGCCAAGGAGGAAACCTTTACTGACCTGGACATGCTGCCTGTAGCTATTCTTAGAAAGAATAAAGTAAATATTGTTCCAGAAGACCCATCTTACAACCCGACTAATCAAATGTTGAAAAGACTTCAAATGAACTTAAAGGATGTGTTGGCCAACATAGATTCTGAAGATAACCCACAACCGGGTGTTGATGATTGCTACATAAACTTTGCTGTCAGTCCTCAAGACAATAACAGAATGGTATCCAGGTTAATGTTTAGGATGTTCTACATGTTCCATGTGGATCTTCTTCTCGTTAGTGATACTGGAGAGTACAAAGCAACTTTTGTTGAGCAAGATATTAACAATGCTTTTATATGGTCTAGTTTTGAGTGGAATCCGGATCAAGTAGGTGACTTAGGAATTCCTATTGGTGACTACAAACATACCGTAGTCCCAAAAAGTGGTTCAGGAGAAGATGAAATACCATCCAAACTAATAATGCAATACCAAAAAACAGCCAACAGCTATGACGAAATAGTGATAGGGGCGTTAAACTCAGTAACGGCTATATCTTATGGTACTCACCATAATGTTGTACTAAAAACAATTACCGATAGTGCATTAACCTTACCAGTGTCTTACCACATACTTAAAGAATTAACTTTTGAAGAACAACTTGAAGTATATGGATACATGTTAAGGTTAGACTTCACAGCTATTGAGGTAACTCATTTAGAGTTTTATGAAACACAGTTATTTGCAGATTTTTTTGAATTTGCAATGATTGTAATAACCATACTTTCTCTAGGTTCCGCAGGGTCATTAGCGGCAATAGCCACACAACTAGTTACCCAATATTTACTAATGGAACTAGTGATGTTTGTGGCAGAAGAAACGGGAAATGAAGTTCTCGCAGCAGTAGTTGGTGTAGTAGCCGCAATAACTTTAGGAAACACCAGCGGGTTGAAACTTGGTAAGTTGGTGAATGCTGAAGACCTACTTAAGGTAACCACTAACTTTGCGCAGAACTACTCTATTGCAGCTGGTGTCAGTATGGAAAAGTTGCAAGGAGATATGGAAGAATTTACCAGTGTGTATGAGCAACGTCAGAAAGACTTTGAAGATGTTGAAGAAGAGTTGGAGTTAAATCTTGATGCTACATTTCTTGTAGGACTTCAGTCAGTAAACACTCAGCTATACAAAGCCGTCCAAAACCAATATGATTATGACACCATCTTCAATGGTCCGGACATTAACGTATCCCGGTTCGTAGACACTCAGTTGAGCAAGTCTCAAATTATTTAGTAAATTGTACTAGTCTTAGGATTAGGAATTTTTAATAACTGAGTCAGGCAAGACTCAACAAAACCCGGACATCCGGGAGGAGTGTAACTTATGGTAGAGTCTCTAGCAGATCTATATAAATTTGGTAGCGGAAGAGAAGCCGGACTAGCTGAACTTGGCACAAACCAAATAGGATTACCTCAAGGTAATGGTGTTTGGCAAGGTATGAAAAACTTCGGAGGTAAGACCGGAGATTTCTTGACTTCAGACAAATTTGCCAACGGTATGCAAGGCATCACAAGCTTAGCTGGTGCTCTTAGTGCTTACAAGCAACTAGGCCTTATGGAAGATCAGTTTGATCTTAATAAAGGGTTAGCCAATAGAAACCTTTCAAACCAGGCAGCAACACTGAACCCTCAACTACTTGATCGGGCAAAAATGCAAGCTCAAATGTACGGTAATGCACCGGGGTCAACAGGCTATTCTTTAGCTGAGTCTAGTGCTCCACGTGTTGATGGTTCTGCAATATAACAACTTATAGGTGATAAAATGGCTACTCCACTACTTTGGCGTGATGCCCAACTTCAAAATACCAGCTTAAACCCCAATGCAGCATTGGGTGTTGCGTCTGGAGCTGCTGCTGCCTTAAGTAAAAATATCGCAGATCGAAAACGGTTAGCGCTTGCGCAGGAAAAACTACTTTCTGATGAAGCCTTTAGAAACAAACAACTAGCTTCTAATGAAGCTCACAGAAACCGTTTGCAAGACTGGACGGAAGGTGCTCAACAACGTGAAATGGATCTTACCTCTCGCAGAGCTAAAGACGCTCAGAAACTGCTAAGTGGGTTTGAGGATGAAGCTCGAATAAACATTGTGGATGTAAATCCTGAAGAACTGGTAGCTCTTAAAAACCAGGAATTAGCCGGTGGTCCTTTGTTTAGAGAAAGTGGTCCTTCACAAGGCAACCGTGTTGTAAGCCCACAAGACACTTCAGGTAGATTCAGACTTGAAGACTATGACCAATTAATGTCAGATTCTCGTAACCTTGTTAACCAGGCTAATGCTGAAACTCGTGCTAATCCTTCACTATTTGTGGACCCTAATACTATGAAGCGTCAGGTTACTCAGCAAATGCGTGAGAAAGGGTACAAAGACGAAAACATATCACCATTGTTGGGAAGTTACTTTGCTGAACATTTCCCAACTGCAGACCCTGCCCTAGCTCAGGAAGTAATCAAAGGAATCAACGCAGAAAAGACTGCAGCTGAGTTATTTGGGGATAAGTTTGTAGCTGATGCTAAAAGTGGTAACTTTGGTTCTGGTTCTGGAGGATCAAACTCAGAAATGCACAAGGACTTCACTTCAGTAGATAACTACCTTGAAGCGAGAAAGTTCAAAAAAGGAAGTGAAGGCTTCTTTGATAATTGGTTCGATGAAGATGTTTATGAAGACGATATTCGTACCTACACAACAAGAATGGCTAACTTGAAAGTTCCACCTCCAGTAGCTCTAAGTCTGCTAGATGGAATGATTAAAGATAAGGAACTTTCTCAAGATCAGTTCTTAAGCGACGAAAATTTTGGAAAACTAGCAGCAGCAGCTCAAATCCGTATGGGTGGTATGGGTTCTGGTCAAACAGGAAATCCTGCTGACTTAATAAAATTGTTCAATATGGGTCAGGAAGATAAGAAAAACAGAATTGGACAAGCATTAGCCAGTACCCAAATGAGACAGGTAACTCCCGAACAACGACGAGCTTCAGTGTTTGGAAACGAAGCTGTTCAACTCGGTCGTCGTGATCAGCCATCTGATCCGGTAGTTGACATCTCTAATGACCAAGGAAGTATTGATAGCGGAGTAGACCAACTACTCGGTGTACAACCAGAAGAGGTAACTCAACCAGGTAAATTATCTGCTGTTAACCAACGTATTGAAGATGTTAAAGCAGAAAAAGCTGCTGATCGTGCTGAGCAAATAGCTAATCTTCAGGAATTTGCTAGACAGTATGCTCAAGAAGGGGATACCCAGGCAGAGCAACAAACATTAGATAAAATTGAAGAGCTGAAAAATTTTGGCAATACCCCTAAAGAAAAGGTTGCTGATAAGCCAGTACTTGAGAGTGGTTCTTTCTTTAAAAACCTAGGAAACAAAAGTGACTCTGTTTTTAGTCCTAGAGTTCTAAGAGAGTTGCAACAGAAACCTACTTCAGCTTTGAAGCAAATGCTGAAAACAAATAAGTACACTCCTGAAGTATTAGCAGAGCTGAAGGAAATTATTAAATCGAGAGAATCTCAGAAATCTTCGGGCAATAGACTCTTTGGCGAACCGCAATAAGGAATCAGTATGGGTATTTTTGACAATCTGGTAGCTGCACAACAAGATCCTTACAGCGATATTCTTGCGCCTAAGAAAACTCTGTTGCAAACAAAACAGGAATTATTGGCCAGTAAGATGGTCGAGAAAGAAGATAACTTCGATCCTAACATCGGCTCTCTAGCTGCCTACGACGAATTAACTCGTCAGGGTGGTGAAGATATAGGGTTACTGGACTTAGCTGAAGCCAGCCTATATAGAGGAGCTGGTAACATTGCTGATGTTGGTAAAGATGTCAGTAATGCCATATTTGGAAGTGAGTTTGATTCTGCTGCTGATACCGGATACTCAAATCCTGAACTTGCAGACATAGCTGCCGGGGTATCTCCGGAAGATCGTCAAGCTTTCCAGGCTAAACAGGGGCAAGTACTTACTGATGTAGCTGAAGGTGATTACTGGTCTGCAGCTAAGAATGCTGCTGCTGTGGGTTTACCTACTTTGGCTGATAGTGCTGCTTCCCTTGCTGAAATTGCTATAGGAACAGCTGCTGCCCCTATAGCCGGTGCAGGGGCTGGTTTACTGGCCAAGAAAGCAAAAGATATAACTAAGGGTATTGTTGGTATTAGCAACGCTTACAGCAAGGCTGAAGAGGCTGTAGCTGCAAAGAAAGCTGCTAAGACTCTTAGCAAAAGTATGGAATTCCTACAGAATCGTAAGAAAGATGCAGCTCGAACAAGCTTAATGACAGCTGACATGGTTCAGCAACAACGTAACGAGTATAAAGAACAGAATAACGGTGAAGAACCATCTGCAGCTCGTTTAGCTACCATGGTAGTGACCACATCTCTGCTCGCATCTCTTGAAGTACCGATCATCAACAAACTATTTGTGCCAAAAGTAGTTGGTAAAGCCAAAGTACTAGATAAGGCTGGTAAGCAGGTTACTGACCCTAAACTTCGTGAACAGTTTGTTGCCGAAGCAAAGCGTATGATGAACTACGTTGAGGAAGGTACTCTCGAGTCTATTGGTAAGAGAGTTCTGTCAGGTACCGGGAAAGTCTTTGCAGCTGGCGGAGCTGAAGCAGCACAGGAATATGCTCAGACCTGGGGTGAGATCCTAAGCGTTAAAGTAGGTAATGATGAAGCTCAAGGTTTAGTTGCTTCCATGATCGAAGAAATTACCGATATGGAAAATAGAAACCAGGCAACTACCGGTGCATTCTTAGGTGGAGCTGCTGGTGGAGCAGGTAAAGCTGTTATCTCTGGACCAGCAGTTGCCGGTGGAGCAATATTCGATACCGGTAAAGGAATTACTAAAGCTGCAGCTAAACAACTGGATGTACGTAGGTTGGCTAAAGGCAATAAGCTCATATCTGCTGAAAAACAGGAAGAGATCCGACAAGATCATGAACTTCGTGAAAAAGTTCATAAAGAGCTCGAAGCTGATAGAGCTCAGAAAATTGATGCACTCAGCACCGCTAAGAGTATTGATGACGTAACTGACGAAGATATACGAAGAGACTTAGTTAAGTTTGCCAATAACCAGAACCTTAATGATCCGGAAGTATTCGAGAACGCTTTACACAAGACAATACGAAATTTCGGAGGCCAGGTTAAAGCATCAGCAGTTAAACTTCAGGCTGTTACTGCAGGTAAGCAAGCCAAGGAAGCAGGAACTGCTGTTGTCAGAGAAATCGGTAAGAAGGTTAATGTCTCAAAAGAAGATATTGAACGGGTTGCCAAAAAAGCTAAAGCGCTCGGTATTGAGGCTATTGAGGAAATTAAAGATTTCGAGAACTCAGGAACAATTGGTTTAGTAGAAGCTGCTATCGAATACGGGGGTGTAAAAGGTAAAGAAGGCCAACGTATGCTGGTTAAAGCTGTTAAAAACAGCAGCCCAGCTGTTATCGAAAGTGTGGCTAAAGCCATTAACAATCAACTTCCGGATACTGCGATAGAACTGCGTAAACTAGCTGCTTCACAGGAAAAATTCCTAGAGCAGGAAGAACGTCGTAATGCGTCATTGATCGATTATGAATCCATTCCTGAAACTATTAGGGAAATGGCTGCTGTTGGTAAAATACATAAAGGAAGTATTTCCTCTGCTTTATATGAAATTTTGGATACTGCTGCTGCAAGGTTTGAAGATACCAAATCGATAGACACCATGGAAAAGGCTATAGCAGCTTATGAAAATAGTGCTTCTACGGAAGACTTGGACAAGTATTCTGCCAGGTTAAAATCGGTGAAGAAAAAGCTGGCTAATTCCCGTAGAGAAATTGATGACACAGTAATCAAGAAAACAGCAGCTAAGATTAAAGAAACAGTTACTGAAGCAGTAGATAAGTTTACCCCTGGAACTGTTGAAGCCTTTAATAAATTAGGCAAAAAAGGTGAAGAGGCTATTGAGTCTTTAGACCTAATACTTTCTGATGTTGTGAGTGGTCAAAAACGTACTCGACGTAAGATTACAGATCCTGGTGATGACAGCATCAAATACACAGTAAACTTAACGGAAACAGGGGTTAAGTTCGCTGAAGGTTTAATGGCAATGTCCACGGACACTAAAGGAGCTGTTGACGAAGATGCTGCGCGTAAAGCCCTAGAGATGGCTGCTGATGATTTAGCTGAGGCTTTAGTCAGCACACCCGCACTGGTAGTTCATTTAGCTAATCATTTTGGAGTATCAGATCCTAAAGCTGTCATGGCCTTATTGGTTAATGTGGTACCTACACTCAGCACAAAAGAGCGTTACAGCAAACTTTTAGAAGTAGCCGAAAAAGCTTTAAAACCTGCGGAAGAAATTCAAGTAACAGAGGTGGAGGAAACTGGTAAGGTTACAGTAGACAAAAATGATGATAATGTTCCATACCAAGACACTAAAGCATCTAAAGATCTTCGTGAGATATTTATCAACGAAGTATTAATGAAAGCCAAACTTTGCCCGTGAGTAAATTATGCCTAACTTTTGTATTCCAGAGTCACAAATAGAGCAACTTCTTCGTAAAGTTGATATGAAAACTATCAATGAATCTCAAGATAAAGAAGCTCGCATTAATATTTTTGATATTACTGCAGACATGGTTCGTGAGGTTATCACCAGCGGAAAAACAACGGCTATCGATGATAAGCTTATATCCAGACCAGTACGCCAGAAGCTTAATGACGCTCTGAAGATTGACCCGGTTATGGATAAAAAAGTTAAAGCCTTTATCCAAAACCTATCTGTTCAACACGCAGTAGAAACATCTGATAACCCTAATGTGAATAAGGCTGTTGCAGATAGAACGCTTAGGCAGGGCGGTACAGCCTTAAAAGAGATCATGGATTCCATTGCGGGTGAGATAAATAAAGCAGCTAATAACGGTCTTAAAGTTACTGAAGTCAGTAACAAAGGACACCTACCAAACCTACCTCTTCACCGAGTTGCAGCCTCAATCGGCCGTAAAATCATGTACACCCAAGGTTTACGTTTTAAGAAAGCTGGTGGTGAGCAAGATCAGAATCTTAGTGCCTGGGTTGAAACCATGTATTACGCAACAGGCATGTCAGCTATTGAGAACCTGGAGAAAAACGGGTTCCTGACAATACATGAAGCTGGTACCGGTAAAATGGTAATTAAAGATTACCTGGACTCAATCGACTCTGAGCAAAAATTTGGTCCTGAAGATAAGGTAACTGATAGCATTCCCTCATTGGAACTGAACTTAGAAGCCTTTGGTGTGGAAACAACCGCAGCTAAACCTGCTAAAGAGATGGCTTTCTTTACAGATTTTGGTGCTGATGTTAGAGGGACTGAGTTAGGTGCCTATGACCAGGTTCTTAGAGCTATTGGCCTACTGTCACAACCTGCAACCTTCACCATGCCTAACATTGGTGAAGATGGCCCTGCTACTGAAAGTGATCGACATAACAATGATGTTTATGATCCCGGTGAAGTTATCAACAAAGCTCGTAAGGAAATTGGTGAAAACCCTACGTTCCTTCAAGGTAGTATTCATTCATTCTTCCAACAGCTTCATGAGCATCTTAAAGATGAAGATATGAGTGCTGCTCAGTGGTTGTCAGGTATTGAGGATAAAACTAAGCTGCAGAACCTATTCGGCTTAGAGCCCTACAGTGATGCCTTAGCAGGGCAAGCCAGTGCAGCAGGAAGAAAGCTTTCTAAAAGCACTCCTCTAAATGATGTTATCGAGTATTATGACAGGCTTAAAGGCGATAGCCCGGTTCCTATCTACATGAATATGTTTGCCGGCAGAAACGCTCGTCTTTACTACGATAACAGCATATTGAATCCTCACAGCTCAAAACTTATCAGACATGCTATGGCGGTAGATCCCTATACCGTTAAGGTAGATTCTGATGCTTTCAAGTTCATGGTCGGCAAGGTAGCTATTCTTTTAGGCATGGAAGAAGATACCGGTGCGGTTATGGGTAATGGCAAAGTTACCGAACAAAGTAAAAAAGTTGACCGGGCTCTTGAAGCCTACATGAAATTTAGTTCTGCAGGGTCACTTAATAAAAAATTAGTTCAGCTAACAAAAATGAGTGAAGAATTTCCAAAGTTAGATTTTTCAGAACTAGTGTCTACCCTGGGGGCAGTACAGGATATCCAGGAGGGTCTGCTATCTGGTGAAGTAACATCTACTTACATGGTAAGTACTGATGCCACAGCTTCTGGTGGTCAGCTTACTTTCATGCAGGCTATTGGAGCAGACACCAATAACGAGGAAGACTACGTTGAGCTAATGAAACAGCTTGGACTCTTCAAAGGCGAGAAGGAGGGTTCTCTTGAAGGCGTAGAAGACGTATATGGGATACTTAAAAGACGGTTAGAATTCTTTACTGAGAATAAGCAAGATCCTGATGCTCAGTCAGTAGCTGATACCCCAAAAACTGCAGCAATACGATCTACCGTTAAAAAGATCCAAAAAGTTCTGTTTGAAAATGACATAAGAAATATGTCAAAAATTCCAACTATGACTTTTATCTACCAGCAGACTAAAGGTGGTGCCAGGTCTTCAATGTCTAAAGACTTCGCTGACATGATTATTAAACAGCTTAGAAACCCTGTGATATCAAAAGATTTCAATGAACTAATTGATTTGGTTAATGAAATACTTGGCCATGATGAGAAATATACTACGCACCAAAGTTCTTATAAAAAACTGTTAAAGAACAGAGACTTAGATCTTGAACTTCGCACGAAAATTGCTGCTTCAGGTACTCCTGACTTTTTATATGACACACTAACGTCATCACTGACTAACAAGTACCTTAAAAAGTACCAAAATCGTGCTAAACGCATATTCGAGTTAGTTGATAGTGAAGATGCTCTTAAAAATATAAGAGTAATGCCTGCCAGCTACGTTTTGTCTAATCCTTTAAAAGAGGGTGAGAGCTATACGTTGGAACAGTATGAAAAATATGGTTTAACCATGGGCAAGCAGTTTGAAGTACTTAACAATGTTGCCGGTGTTGATGTGCTTACTCGACCTGACAAGAATAGAGATACTGTTATGGGTGTGTCTTACATTCATGGAGCAGATACCTCTAATTTGTATCGATCTACTGAGGGTCTACCCACTAAGCACAAAACTGGACTAATCGTTGTACATGATGCTGTTTACTCAAGCCCTGAGTTGGTGATGGAGTTTGAGAAGAACTATGTTGAGGAAAATCGTCAGTTAGCGCTTAACTACGATATTCATGAGCAGGTTTTAAAATCTGTTGCTGCTTATGGTGGAAATACGTTGACTAGTAAAGCAAACTATACTAATCTAGTTGCAGAAGTCGAGGCAAGCAAAGCCCGTAAACAGCAACTTTTGAAGGATAGTGAGAATGGCTACAATACTGAAACAACTAGCGTTATTGGGGACAGAATTGATTTTGAAGGAATTGACACAAAAAGTCCGTCAAGAAAAACGAGCACTGGAACCCAAACCAGTACGCAAGGTAAAGGCCAAGCGAAAAGCGGTAAACGCACTGCACAAAATGGCAAGCCAAAAACCAAAGCGTTCTCAAAACAGAGTGCATTAGAAATAATGGAGTCCTTATCTGAGGACTCTACTCTTATTCAGAAATTCCTATCTGCCAACCCTTCCGGTGTTAAAAAAGGTGATACACCTCAGTACAGCACCAAAACTGATGTAATCACCATTGCCGGAGTAGATCCAAGAACAGGTAAAAAAGCTACCAAGAAAAAGCTGGTAGAACTTGTTGAACATGAAGTTGTTCACAGCCTGACTTCTGGGATCGTATCCGATTGGGTATCAAACAAAAAATCCAGTGTTTCTGCAAACATGAATCTCGCGTATATCGATAAGGCTGTTAAACGCCTAAGCCGGTTACGTGACCATGGTGAATTGAAGTTACCTAAAGCAGCAGCTGAAAGGGTTAACTACGTTTTAAACTCTCTTGAGGATGATATAAGAATATCTGAGTTTATTGCCATAATGAGTACAGAACCTGAAACAGCTAAAGCCGTTTATAAGGTTTTAGGGAATGACCGTGGCAATCTCGATAAGATCATTGAAAAGGTGGTAGCTAAGGTAAGAGAAATTTTAGCAACTATTACTGAAAAAGACTTTGAAACTTACAAGGTAGATAGTGAGAAATTGTACTCAGCTGTTAACCAAGTCATTCAAGATGGTCAGTCTAGTCGTGAAGGTGATATTAACGCTCACAGAGCCTTAATGTCCTTGAGCAGCAATACAGAGCTATTCGCAGCAGACCCTAACAACATTCTTAAAGAAGCCAGAGGAGCCGTTAACTACATAAACGCCGCAGTGGTTAGAAACATTAATGATCCAGCTGTTCGTAAAGCAGGTGATCTCACCAAAGCTATGGACAGCTACTTGAAAGTTAACTCTCCTATGTACCGTAGAGCCCTTCAACGCTTAAAGGGCATATACGACGATTCAGAGGCGTTACAGAGCTTAGTCCATAAAATCACAAATGCTGATATTAACAGTGAAAAGAAAAATGAAGTCCAATCGCTGTTTGTTGCATTAAGAGCTACTAAAAATGAGGTAATCAGTAAAGAGCTTGAAAAATTCAGTGCTATTACCAGTAAAATGTCTGATGAAGAAAAAGAAGCTTTCTTTGACTTCACGCACAAAATGGCAATGCAGGACTACTTTCTGTTTGCTGAAGAAGTTACCGACATCGATGCTGAGATAGCTGAGATTGAAGAAATGCATTTTGACAAGCAGCAAGTGGAGTCTTTAGAGTCTATTGTCAGCATGAACGTAGATGATGAAGTTACTATGCGTACTCACTACAATGTAGATTCAGTAGGGTTCTCAGGAGAACTTAAAAATCATGCCAGAAAATTGGTAGTTCTAAAATCTATCAAAAAGCTTGGCGAAGACCGGTTTAACTCGATGAAAGAAAATACTGAGTTAATGGAGCTAATCCGGGATAACACCCTGGCTCATGAAGCGTTAATCGCTGAAGGTAGTCTTCAGAATAGTATGGTTCGAGATCACAAACTAAAAGATACTTACGCTGAACCAATAACAGCTATTGCTATCACTATGGAAGATGCTGATAAGTTCAGTTACACGGAAAAGTCTGGTTGGACAATGGTAGTTAAACCTACAAAAGATAGGTTGGGGGTGGTTTACAGAAAAGAAATTGACGGGACTTACCAGGAAGGGATGTTTACCGACATCAGAACTGAGAGTGGCGACATTACTGTAAAGGCTAAGCACAGAGACATGCCTGGTGTGGTAAAAGTAGGTGACCGGTATAAGCTGATTATCTCTCAGAAAGACAAGGAAAAAATGGGATTAGTTAAAGATGCTTCTCAGAGCTTGGTTAGAAGCATGGCTCACACCATGACTATTAAAGAATCTGAGGGTATCCGGAATAAGCTACTGGAAAAAGATACTTATTGGGATATGAACGAAAAGAACATGGAAGATTTAAGAACTATTATTATGGACCCTAAACGGGATCACCCATGGTTCTTAGGAGCTAAAGAGGGAGTTATTTATGATGATTTACCCGCAAAAGTAAAAGCCCGGTATATGCCAATTGCTTCTACTAAACTTTCTGATTCTGCTAACTTTGACCAAAAAATTCAGTATGTCCGTAAAGACATAAGTTACTGGTTAGTTGGAGCAAAAGAAGAGTCATTAGCTAAGGATCCAAAACTTAAGTGGGCATTGCGAATCACTAAGGACTTAATAGCAGGGGCTAAAATCGGGATGGTAGTTACTAACCCGGCTAAGATTTTGGCGGATAATATGTCTAACGTAGCTTACCTGGGTGTTATGGGAGTTGATCCATTAACAATACAGAAAAACTACCGGGAAATCAGTAAGCAGTATAACGATTATCAGAAAGCTAAAAACATTCTGAATAACCTTCGAGTTAAGGCTTATGCTAATCCTAAAAAATATGGCAATCAGATAAAGCAGATGGAACGTAAATTAAAAGAAATGCCGGCGAATGGATTTGTCGAAAGAGGTTTTGTAAGTTCCATGGGTTCTGAACTGGTTATGCAGACGAATGATCCATCTTCAGGATTCAAGAGTGATATTGATACAGTTCTGAAAACAGTACTCCAGGACAAGTCAGGCAAGCATAACAAGGTAGCTAAATTCCTAATGGACTTTTCTAAGTATGGGAATGTTGGAATGGAAGACTTTTTAGAAACCTGGGCTAAACCTTTTGGAAAACTGGATTCGACACAAGTTATAGAGAGCGAACTGGAAAGAATGGCTGAAAGACTGAGACACATTAAGTCTGAAGACGATGTAGTTTCCTATATGCACCAGTACTTAAACAGTCCTGATAGTGAATTCGTTAAGCTTGGAAGTCACATGACGGATCTAACGGATATTTTAGCAAAAGAAACTTACTACAGATATTTAGTAGAAGAAGGAATGGATGCTAAGAAAGCGGAACTGGAAGTTATTGATTCATTTCCGGATTATAAGGAAGGATTGCCAACAAGAGTTAAGCAACTAAGTGATGTGGGTATTTTGATGTTTCCTACTTACTGGCTTAGAGTCCAGAAAGCAATCTACCGAATGGCTAAAAATAAGCCAGTTAGTTTTGGTACGGAAATGGTAATTGAAGAGATGGCTGAAATTGAAGCACCTACAATATGGGATGCTAATATTTGGAATAAAGCTACCACGTTCCATGGCCTATTCCACACCCCTTGGCAAAATATTGGGGTTAACAGTTTAATACCTAAGTACATCTACTAAAATAAGGGGCTTTCGCCCCTTCACTTTTACTCTTGACCGAAACGCCTGGCACCGAACTTAGGTGCTGCAGCAGTTGTCGCACTAGAAGTATCACCGGTCTTACCCGATTCTTTACGCCCACTAGCAATCCAAGCAGCAACCTGCTCAGGAGTAACACCGTCTTGGTAAGTCACGTTATTCACGTACTTCATTTCAGCTTCATAACCTTTACCGGCTTCAGTACCGTTAACGATTTCTTCAGCCGTAGCATTGTCAGAAGCACGGAAGAAAGCTTTGATAACTTTCTTTTCAGTGATGGCACCATTGTAGAAACCATATTCCATCTGGATACGCATTAAGATTTCAATATCCGCTAAATCTTCCAGAGCAGTAACAGTCTTCATAGCGCTGTTCTTACCGATAGGTAGCTCAACTTCAACAGGATCTGCAACTTCGTCCAAACCGGCAATAATCATCATCTGGTTAAACACCTTGGCGCCGATAGTGTTTGGAGAACCATCGTTGTTTGTAACACGAAGGTTACCGTAGATAATTTGCTTTTGGCCTTGATGGTCAATAAACAGATCAACAGTAGTTGAACCGCCTTTTGAAATACTAACTACGGGGGCTAGAACTTTGACCGGGTAAACACCAGATCCCGTAATGTGGTTACTACCACCTTGTTTAACATCTTCTTTCTTTTTGCTTGCTGTAAAAAATGACATGTTTGTACCTCTCAGAGATTAAAGGGTGTCACCCCTATTATTTTGCAGCAGAATTGCTACTTGATTTTGATAACATACCACTCAGTCTTAAGACTTCGCGTTCAAGACCCTCAACATAGCGAATAGTCCGACGTAAGTCAGAACGCAAATCACCATAGTGAGGATCTTGTCTAAGATCCACCAGACGGTATTTTATATCTGGTTTGAATTGGATCACAGACTCCACTCACTCGCTTTACTTTGTTTAGTTTTAAGCATGTTAATGTGGTCCTGAAGATTGAAAGTTTCACATGGCATGTTTTCCGGAAGCTCAGCTACCGTTGTACGAGAAGCCATTTTTGCATTTCGGAAATGAACAACACGCTGTTTGCCCTTAAGTTCCAAAAATATAGCTTCGTCCACTTCAGAAAGGATTCCTCCCTTCTTACCATAACTACCGCCGGCATTAACCAATGAGTAACCAGTAGTCTCTTCACTATAAAGCGCATGAGATACCATCACCACATTGAAAGTCGGGGTTAAGTCACGTTCAATGAAATCAACAATTTTCTTGATTTCAGTATTAACTTTACCATAAGGAAAAGATTTAACTTGCTCCAAACAGTAACCTTCTACGTCCAACAAAATTTTGGAAATAGAATCGATTGCGATTGTTTCCGGAAGCTCACCCATCTTATTGTCATAGGCATGGATTTTGTCCGATACAATTTCAATAAATTGGTCTGCTGAAGTAAAATCTGGAACATTTACGTGTGCTTGAGGAAACGGGTATTTCTTACCGTCTCGTGCAACCACAAGTGCTTTTTCCAAAGACTGCAACAGCGTAGTTTTACCTATGTTTGGTAAACTACTGATTAAGATTTTTACTTTACTCATTGAAACTCCTTACTTCTTATTTGTGTTTGAAATGGCTTTAGCTATAGAAAGGAACAGGCTGATTATTATACCTGCAATAATCCCAGTGAGCATTCCAATAAAGGTACCAAAAAACAGGAAAGTCAGAATACCTGAAACTATGACGTCAGTCTGCCAACTAAACCTTAAAAACTTCCCGATTCCCATCTTGAACAGCAAGATGATGAATGCAAAAGCTGTTAAAAATGACGTCAAAAGAATGTCCATTAGCTATTCTCCGTAAATGGTTTCAAGGCTCTGTCAGTGCAGTCTTGGCAACGAAAAATTTTGTGACGTTTACACTGAGCAACGGCCTTACCTAGCTTAATGTAAAAATGCTTATTAAGCGCTTTCTGCTCGGCAGTGTCTTTGCTCAGGTCAGTGTACGATACCCAGGACATAAACTACTCCTCATGCAACAGATCAACATCTTCAGTTTCACCTGTATCAAAGTTTGCAACAGTAAAATACACAGCTTCACTACCTTTTTCTTGCTGAGTTTTTAACGCTTCTTCAGCAGCTTCTCTGGGAGTATCAGCCTCAATGTCAATCTCCCAAGCTACTCGGAATTTAGTCATAAACTACTCCGGACGCAAACGAGGATCATGGAAAATTATGTGAGCCAGATCAGGTCGTTCATTGTAGAACTCAACAGTATCGACAGCCAACTCGAGCAACCCGGAGATAAATTCAAAGTCTTCTTCAGTAATTGACTCGGTTAATACAGTCACTTCAGGCGGATAAGACTTCAAAGGCTTACCTGTCTTCTCACTAATTTCACCTTCGATATGACGGTTAACGTACACCAGGCGAATACGAGTGACTTCGTAACCCAATTTTCTGAGAATGTAAGCGTAGACCAGCAACTGATACTTATAGTAATAAGGAATCGTTTTAGGCTTAGTCTTAGAATGGTAAGTTTTGTAATCGACAACCATACATTCTTCTTTTACACCCTGGAGTGCATCCAAAGTGCCAGCAGCGTAGTAACCGTCTTTAACTTCGGCACAGTGCTGAGTTTCAACTTCCAGGTAGTTATGTTCAAGAACATAGTCATTAACTAATGTCTCTGCCATAGCCTGATAGTTACCACGAACAACTGCACGATCATAGTCATCATGCTCGTCTAAAGAATCGATGTAGTCTTCGATGTCTCTATTACTTACCTGCTCACCTTTGGCAACTTTCTCCGCACAGTAATGCACGATTGTTCCAATTACAGTGGAAGTACTATGAGAAAATTCTTTCTCTCCAAGCACTTCTGAACGAAACCAAGCATGAGGCTTATCCACAAATTTAGAAAAAGCACTTGGGCTGAATTTCATCTTACCGCCTTCAGGTATAGGGGTAGATACATAAGCTAGTGGGTTAGTCATACTGACTCCTCTGATTTTTGTTTCGGGTTAAAAATGTCATTTAAAACCTCCTGTATATCTTCGACTGAAGCATTGTTTCTAATCTTGTGTAGATCAGCCCAATTTAGGCCAATCTCACCTTCTGCTTCATTATGAATAATTTCGTCCTCTAAGTACTGGACACACATAATTTCAATAAGGTTATCGTTTACCCATTTAATGACTTCAGCGTCTGCACGAACATACGTGTAAATACTGTCATAAATGGTTGAGTTGATAGCAACATCATTTTCCATTCCTGCTTCACGGATTCTGTGGTTCATCTCGTTAACAGCAATAAGAGTCAGTATGCTCCAGAACTGAACAGTTCCGTTATTAAGCGTTCTAATGTCTTTATCTGCATCGTCTGTGTATAAACGACAGCCCAGACCCAGGTGGATGTAACCTTGATCACGAGCAGTAGGTAAAACATAGTTTTCACGGTAGTGAGTGATACCCGGATAAAGAACATTGTGGTAGTTATCAAAAATTTCTTGAGTAATCACACCACCTTTATGAGCATCAGGGAATCCACCGTAAGCCAACTTAAATGTTGGAGCTTTAGAGTTTTGGCGGAACACCAAAATTTCTTTATTCTTTTCATCCACTTTAACCATGAAAGCTCTAACGAAAGCTACCTGATCTTCGTCGTAAACCATATTAAGTATCTTAGATATGGCATTAGTGAAGTAACCACAAGCGTTCAATGAGTGACCATCCAGGCCCTTCAGGAAGATATTGCACTTGTTAGTATCACCAGACAGATTTGCAATCACTCGATCTTCGAGAGCACTTAAATCTGCGGTATAAACAACGAACCCTTCAGGAGCCTTGAAACAGCGTTTAAGTGGTTTTGCATAGATAGAGCCAGTACTAGGTGCATTCAACAAGTTTGGGCTGTTGGATGTCAGACGGAAGCTCTTAGCCCCAAATAACTTAACATTCCCATGAAGAACTCCATCAACCGTAAAGGTGTCAAAAGCTTTTAAAAAGTTAGATCGAATTATTCCTCCAAAGGAATGGTCAATCATAGCTTGCAAAGCTTCCAGAAGATCAGGATCTTCCTTTTCCTTGTAAAGCTGTTCGATAACCTTTCTTGGCCAAGAGGCTTCACCAGTTTTGGCAGAAAATTCAACAGGCTCAATTTTGAGCATCTCAAAAAAGCCTTTCATCTGTTTGTTACTTCCCGGATTAAACCCGTCAAGCACTACAGGCTGTTCAGCTTTTTCATAACGAGGTCTGTTCCAAAGTTCAAGTTTATACTTTGCCAGGTTTTTCATACCCTGGATGACATTACTGTTTTCACTTAATGAGCGTTTTTCAATAACAGCAGTGATAAAAGCAGATTTCAGAAATATGTTGTACTTTTTAAGATCAGCTACTGACCATTTTTCCTCACAGTCCTTAGTTCGGCCAATACTTTTTAGGTAAGTATTAACCACCCAAGTTCTATGAATCATATCGTTTGGTTTATAGGACTTAAGGTAATAGTCCAAGTCTCTAATAGATTTGGTACATTCTTCTGCATGAGCTTTTTGTGCTGCAGGCCTACGGTAATCCTGGAACTGAGCAATTAGAGTATTGGCAGCTAAAGTTTTCTCTACCTGATCAAGTACTTCATCGATTGTATGACGCAAATCCTCCACAGCATCTTGATCGATGTGTAATCCAACACTCATCATGTCAATCATGTCAGGAATGAAATGCTGTACAAAATTTTCATAGAAATATTCTGGACCAGGATCGTAATCTGCAGGAAAAGGAACCGGTAAATGTTGAATAGGTCGCATTAGTAAAGTCCTGCAGAAGGTTCAGGAAACAGTAAAGGTAGTTGTTGAAGATTAGTGTTAACGCCATTTTGTACCTTGAAAATATAATCCTTAACCTCTTCCTTTGTAATGTTAAAACGATGACGGTAGCCTGAAATGTGGTTTCCATCAGAACCTATAACTTCAACGAAGTAGTCATCCCTCATTAAGTTTAATCTTGCCCTCACTACTTCGTAGGTTTTACCTACAGTCAGCCTATTCTCATAATTCTTGTTGTTCACACACTTAATTTTCATGGTTTTGCCCTCGCTATCTGAGCGTGTAACAAATAAACATCCCGCCACTCATGACAACATTCCAGGCAATTCATTTCTTGGTAGGCATAACCAGTATCAGCATTAAAACTACCCCCTTCTATTTCAGAACTCTTGCATTTAGGGCATTTGTCAGTCACAACATTTGTAGTCATTTTCGCATCTCCTGAATCATCTCCCAGAGCTTGAATGTAGCTGCACCATCAGTAGCTGAGTACATTAGGAAATCGGGATCTCTAAGATTTTTAGGTTCGTAATCTTCATGGACAGACCAACGAGGATCATAGAAACTACCCATCAACTCTTTTAAACCAATTTTAGCCTTCCAAATAGACACATGGTTTATCAAACACTTAGCTACCAGTGAAGTGTCAATGTAGTTTAACGGGTACTTGTTAACTCGATGTTTCATTAACTTGAGATCAAATAAGGCGTTATGTACAAGGAGCAAACCCTTATACCGACTAATCCAATCCCAAATAAATAGTTCCAGTTGCGGATTGTCACACACAAAAACAATACTGTGAGAATTTGAAGTTCCAAATATGAAATGCGTTACTCGAACTAAAGACGGAAAGGATAGTCCTGAGTTGTTAGCTACCAGTAATGATAATCGTTTATGCTCTTTACTGATGTCAGGATTCTTCAAAAGTTCTTTGGCTTCTTCTCGATCTTCAGGAGTGTAAACGCCCCTACCTTCAGTATCGAAACTGAGCACAGGTAGATCTTCCAGCATTTTCATAGCCTTAGCTATATGAAAACGAGTGCTGTAATGCTGGTAAGTAACTTTAATAACTTCAGACATTTAAACTCCTAAATTTAGCTGTCAAACTAAAACCTTGGATCATAACGTGCGTACTCCTATTGGTCCCGGAAACCTCAAGTACGGTTTGATTACACCAGAGCTATGGATTTACGCAATTAAGGCTACCTCACTCGATACCAAAGAATTAGCCGACAAGTTTAGTTTGTTTTTACTTTGCGCTTCAGGTAAACGCCTAAAGTCTTAAGAGCACTACACCCACAAAGTAAAAACAAGTTAAGTTTGTTTTGCTTTACAGTTCCGTCGTACTTGGGAACTTTACAGGCAGAGTTCGCTACCACATAAAGCAAAACAAGTTTGGCTGATTAACCTTTAACACCCTTTGAGCCAAGGCACAGGAACAGGCGAGCTTGAACCGGTTACACAATCGTTCTGTATGTGTTTGGGTATCTCAAATAGGTGTTAAAGGCCAATCAAATTCTTTAGTTGGTTCTGGCTATCTCAGCCTTAGTTCTTAAATCTTCCATTGCCTCTCTTCCGGCAATTTCAACTACTTCTGCTGGTGTGTAGTGACGATTACCATCAATAGAAGCCATAGCCCAACCTTCACCGTGTCCATACTGAGATACGGGATACACGTTAACGGAAACTAGCCTACTAAATTTTGTAAAAAACTGAACCATAAAATCACCTCAGTATTCGATAAGTCCGTTAAGGTCGTTGTCAAAAAATTTACCCCCAATATTCTCATTAATAAATGCTGGATCAAATATAGCATCGTAATGAAATAGTAGAGCAGTTTCTAAGTAGGTAGCTGCTTTCTTGCTGGAACATTGGTAGATAATTTCTTTGGTTTTAATTTCCAAACCTAATATTTTTCCATGACTGCCTTCATAATCTTTAAATGGAAGTGCGGTCATAATACGCCTTGATCGTTTATAGCCTTTCAAAGGAGGCTTCTTACGCATCGATCTAACAGTCTTCTTGCCTATGTAAGCTTGACCATTAACGTAATCAATACGGTATACAAAATCGGTACAATCTTCAAGCAGATCGTCGTGACAACTTATTTCTTTACCTTTGTACAGCCACATACTAAATCCCTTAAAGTGAAAAGGAGCCAAGAGGCTCCCTATTTTTATTGCATACGGCGTAAAGCCGGTTCGACTAAAGTTCTTTGCAATCGAACATTGTCTAACTTATCTACCCAGTAGTTATTAATCTCACTGGCCAGATTTCGGACGTACTTAGAGTCAGCACCGAGGTCAATAGCGTAAGCTAAAGCACGGTACATAAGAACAGAGCGTTCCCCTCTTTCAGCATTGAAGGCAAAGGCAAAAGTTTCACGAGGATCTTCCAACTTCAGGATTTTCTCTTTAGTTGGTAAGCTCTTAGCGGGTTTTGGCTTCTCTTTTAGCCTTAGAGCAGCTTTCTCTAACAGGAACTTAGTCTTCAGTGTTTGACCTTCTAACTGAGACAGTACATTCCTGTTAGCAAAACTTAAGAAGATCTGACTTTGAGGTAAGACATCAATAACAAGTCCTAACTCCTCAGCTATTTCCTCCAGGAAACATTTCCACATGCGTTCATCAATATCGACAACTGAATCCAACTCCATAACTACTCGGAATTTAAATTCATTATCTGGGTCACTGGTACGAGCAACATAATGGTTATAGTCGCTTAACAGTGTGTGAGCCTCTTCATCAGTTAGCATAGACTTATCAATGTCTAACACAACAAATTTGGTACCACCCACAAGGTTGTCTTTCTTACGAACACCATCAGTGAAAGCAAAAGAACAGTAAACAGCATTTTCCTGCAACAGTAGCTGTAAATCCGAAAAATCAGTTTCAAAAAATTCGTAACCGTCTTTCGAGTTAATAGCCATGTGCTCTTTCAAAGCAGCACCTGTTAAGCTGGTTTGGAAAATTTTGTAGGAAACTCCCACAATATCAGTCTTCACCAACTCTCTGTACTGAATACCTCCTTCCTGAACCGTGTAAGAGCCTTCCTCATCATAAGAGTTAGCCATCGTACATAGTTCATCTACCTTGCCCTTACTCGAACCAGTCCCTGTCACATAAGACAGTTTTCTTAATTCATGCAAGGATAGAAAGAACTCACCTTCTTGCGCTTTAAACCGGCACATATCTGCCAGTTGCTCATAAGGCTCTTTAACTAACTCACGCTCAAAAGAACTTAAGTTAGGCGCCAGTAGCTCAACAGTGTTTATTGCATAAGCATAGGTGTTCTCAGAAATAGACAACTCTCCTGCCAAAATCGCATAGCTACCTGCTAACTTTAGTGCCAACCACTGTTTATGTTTTCGACTAAGTTTGGAGATAGGGTACTTATTTGGCATATCATCAGAAAGAATGGAATTATATTCCAAATACACATCGAACAACTTATCTGCTTCTGGGGTTACTTCCAAGGGTATCTGAGTTGTAGATTCAACCAAACTACTAGTCAAATCCGACAGTGTTTTCTGAGCAGCCAATACACGAGTACGTTCCTTTTCCTTTAACTCATACAATTCATCAATAGATTTGATTTTCAGTCGAGGAGGAATTTCAGGAGTAAACGTGAATATGCTTCTTCGTGCTAACTGAGTGTTAAATACCAGTTTGAACCGGTTTTTAATCTCGTTGTTAAACAACAAAGCTTCTTGAGAACCAAAGAACAATGCATTCACAGGTAGATTCTTGACTGTTTGAGTCTGGTTCTCCTGGGACTTCACAATTTTTGGTGGAATATTTCCAAGGTCATAAGCCACAGCAATGGTTTTGATAATATCTACCATGGAACCATTAGCTTGTAACTCAGAACCAATCTCAGACGACAAAATAGAGCCAGCACCTATCGGATTTTGGCCAATTTCCGCAAAGTGATGCATTAGTCCCTCAACAGTACCTAAACCAGCTTGGAGTGGTTTTGGTTCGTTGTAGTACTTACGCCACTCTTCCGGACCTTCTCCTTCCAATCTGGCCAGGTTTTCAGCTTTAGTTCTTGCAAACTCCCGTCTCTGGTCCTCAATCTCCTCGTACCCAATACGGAGAGCTTTCCGTAAAGTACTAAGAGATTTATCTTTTGAAGTACCAGAAGCACTTAAAGCAAAAACGATAGCGTTAGTCGGTACTAGCGTGTCATCGTATAATCGAATAGATTTACGCAAGTGCGAAGTAAAAGTTATCAGTTCTGCCAAAACAATGGCCAGTTTAAGTTTGAAGGGTATTTCACCGGATATGGTATCAATACCCTTCTGAACTACGTCAGGGAAAGAGCCAACAGAATTGGTTCTCGCCTTGACGTAATCTTCCAGAAGTTTTTTGGTTTCCATTAGGCACCCACTTTCTCAAGAACATCAGAAAAGAAAGCGATCTCATCAAACCTAGAACCAATATTCATAACACCAGTAAGGTCAACTGGAATGCCATAACCACTAGCAAGATCTTTACCGTAGAAAGATTCCAAAATTGCAAAGTAGAATTTACGCAACAACCGTTCATTAACGACTGAGGACATAATCTCTACAGACTTCGGATCTTTGTGAGAGAACAAAGGAATGCTCGAAAAGAAATTACGAGTGTCATTACCATTTTCGTCTTCAGCACAGTACCTGTCTGGGAACACCAACGTAATCTTAATAAAGATGTGTTGACGTTCCAGTTCTTCGATAGTGGCCAAAAGCTTAGCGGTATTCCTCCGAACATCCTCATCTGCAACGCCATGGTAATAGCTGATGCTGACATACAGCTCGTAGAAAAAATCCACATACTCTTTTGAGGGAGTAATAACGCAGTCCGGCTCACCGGCAGCATATTTACCTACGTCGACACCGACGTTAGTACCGTCAACGCTGTATTGGTAAGCTTCATAAACTTCTTCAGTAATCAAACCCCGTTTATGAAGGTTGCTTCTGACCAAGTTACGAATTTCTGCTCTCTCAGTTTCAGGGAAATTAGACTTACCCAGCATTAAGTCAGACAAAGCTTCCCGGTAGCTAACACCACATTTTGAGTCTTCACGCTGAGTAAGCTTGGATACATGGTGTTTAAAGTGGTCGAGATTTCGGAAAGCTACAAAATCTCTAGCTCCCATCTCAGAATCCCAGGCTTTCGGAAAAATATCCGGAAAAGGGAGTTTTGTATCAAATTTTGAGTAAGTCATTTTGTTTCCTCAGTTAAAAAGGTGGAACTTGTTCTCCAGCTTTAGCTTTAGGTTGTCTTGGTAAAGTTACTTCGACACCAGACTGTTTAACGACCAGTTCTGCTAAGTCAAACAGTGTCTGACATTCGCTTTGATCAGTATACTTTGGAAGAGTTTCTAAAAACTTTTCATACTTCTCAACAACTAGTTCATTATCTTCACCCACAATTCTGTGAACAAAACCATCGAGTAGGCCAAGATCTTTACGTTGCTGAAATCTCATACTATCACGCATGGAAACTACAACCGATGAATTAACTTCCCGGAGTACTTCCCGTAAAGCAGTAATATGGCGATGAGTATCAGAGTCTACCAAAGTCTTTTCTAGCTGCTCATCACGCTGAACTAGTATCTGGTCAAAACGGTCAAGAGTAGCTGCATCAAGTTTAGCTCTACCAGTATAGTGGGCATGTTCGTTTTGAGGATTAGCAGTAGCTACCAAACGGAAGTCTTTGTGCAAATCAATAAGACCATCCGGAAATGATATAAATCCATTCTCAATAGTATTGAGTGCTAGTAACACGTTGGGATCACCAGCATCCATCTCGTCAAGAAGGTACATACCACCTTGCTCAGCAGCTTTTCTGAGTAGTGATGGTATGTACACACCACTAACATTCATAAAGCCTAACAAATAAGACAGAGTGGTCTGACGAGTCATAGAAACACTGTAAAAAGGTAGTTTAAGTTCCTCAGCAATCTGTTTTGCCATGGTAGTTTTACCACTACCCTTTTCACCGGTCAAAAGAACGGCAATACCCGCGTCGATAAGCGTTTTAGCTTCATCGTATTTTATATGATGCATACTTAATTCGCTCCTCAAGCATTAGGGTTAGCAGCAAAAACAGCACGAGTAGGATCGGCATGTTTTTCATTAGAAAGTACTGTTTCATGCAGGATGAAAGCTCTAAGGTCACTGTAACTGTAAAAAGTTCTTGGAGTTCCAGTGTCGGAAAAACTTATGTAATTTGGTAAATTGTTTAAGATTTTATCCATAGTCTCTTCGAGTAATGGAAAGGGGTATGAAGTATAAGTAGCCCAATCAGGGTGACCTCTCATAACCAAGAGAAAAACCAGCAAGTCTTTACTATCAAGATCATACAGTTCCTCAGAAGTTCTGTTAACACGATCAGCCTCGATATATCGGGCAAACGATAGGTAAAACTCTAAGTCTTCACCTTCAATACGGCAGTCCTCAAACTGAACGGTTAAGTTTTCATAAAGGGCTTCTACCGACATGTCTTCCAGAGTTTTTACATATTCACGAATAGGGCCAATACCGACTTTTAAAACCAGGTTGAATACAGAAGCTATAAGCTCAAATTTCATACCTTTACTTCGGGACAACAATGTTGCGTAAATATGAATAGGAGTAGATTTTTCGACAACGAAAGGAAGAAATTTATTAGCCATAAATCACCTGAAAAAATAAACCCCCATTCCTGGGGGTATTAAAAAACTACCTAAACTTACAGGTAGTCGAACTTAACGCCTGAATCAACATTAGCCAACAGAGGATTGGTAGCGATAAGCTCCTCGATCTTCTTGTTGATATTGATGCCAGGGTTTTGCTGTTCAGCTTCAACAGCTGCAGCTTTGATAAAGCCAAGCTCAGAACGTAACATTTCAACTTTGGAAGCAGCTTCCAAATGAATGAAAGGCATAGATCCATGAGCAGTGTTGACGAAAGGAGCTTTGATTTCAGCTTCTTCATTACCGTAGTTCTTACGAGCACCGGCAACTAACTCAGCAACTTTTTCCAGCTTGTCTTCAGCTGCAACATCTTTTTCGGTCAAAATTTTAGTCAATGACATTTTTTATTTCCTTCATATATTTCCCACAAAACTATGCAGTGCGGGATACTGCGGTTTAGCTTACTAATGCACTAGCGTTTTCCAGATTGACTCCTGCTCTGGAGCAGGCCACATAGTAACATCGGTAAACTACCAGATCATCATGGTTCTGTATTCCACCATTTTCTCTGATAGACTGGATGCGACTATTGAGGTCTTCAGCCAAGATTACAGTTTCAAACTCTAACCCCTTGGAAGTATAGACAGTAGCGATAGTGTAGTTCGTATCGACTTCTGCCTCTTTAGCCCGTTTATACAGGTCAAAGATATTAATGTTATTACGTTGAAAGTGAAGTAGAAGATTTACAGCAGTTTTAGTTTCCTGGTCTTCAAGGTTGTCTAGTAAGTGCTGAAAGTAGCTTTGACTACGCTTTCGATTTTTCTGGTACCTCTTAAACTCAGTTTCCAGATGTTTATACTTTTTCTGGTAGACTTCTTTACCAGTAGATGATGAAACAATAGCTAAAGGGTAAGCAAAAATTTCAGATATTTTTCGCAGTAAATGAAATCCTTTGCGTTCTTCTAACCGCTGACTAATTGCATGAACAATTTTGGCATTAGTCATAGTGCAGATTAAAGTCTTACCATTTCTTACAGGTTCGTCAGTACCGATAAACGTAAAGTCATCACTGACATCTCTACGCATAAAGGTTTGAATGTCTTTTGCAATCTCTTCACTGCACCGAAAAGAACGAGTTAGCGGAAACACTGTAGCCTCATCACCTAATAATTCAAAACCGTCTACTAAGTTTAAGAAATCATAAATAGCCTGGTTAGTTTCACCAAGCCCTAATTTTTTAGGAGCTTCAATAAGTTTAAAGATTTCCAATGCAACAGCTGTTGTGTCGTTAATCTCATCAAGAATTACCAAATCATATTTACACTTAACAGTGCCTTCCACCAACATAAGGTGGAAATACTTTAACAGGAAGTTAAATGACGGATTAATTTCTTTAGCAGCCATTTTCTCAATATACTGAGTAGCTAGTCTTGCCATCATCGATGAATCATCGTGGTGCTCAAAGAATTCTTCCATGTAGTCGTACATATCAGTAGATGCCGATACATAAAACTGGTTAATTGAGTCAATAATTTCGTACTTAAGCGCATACGAAATATCTTCAGTAATACAGGAATAAGATATATCACTAATTTCCTGTTTAGGCTTAACGTACTTATAAGCCAATGCGTGAAGTGTCTTACACTCCATGTTAGTTCCGTAGAAAGTGGCATTACCCTCTTCTACAATAGCTTTATTGAATGCGGTATACAGGCCAGTCTTAGGCTTAAGTACATTCACAACTTGTTTAGCTATGAAAGTTTTACCGGTACCTGCACCTGCAGATACTAGGACAATCCCAGTAGTTTCGGGATCTCCTACATGATCTAAAACATCATGTTGTTCAGGTGTGAATTTCAGCATAATTACCTCGAAAAATTTAAAGCCCGTTTCGACCAAGAGTGGGCAAAGCTCCAAGAAACCAAAGCAGTAGTGCTACTCTGGGGGTCTGGGAATTTTACCTGCCACTAAACCAGTCACATGGTGAATTCTTCTACCTACGTAGTCAGTGTCTAACTTATAACCCATAGCTACCTCACCAATACACATGTCTTGAATTTCAGCTAGTAATTCAAGCTGCTTTTCATTCTCTGTCTTTAGCTGCTCAATCATCTTTCTGGCTGCGATGGCTTCACATTGATCGACACAAGGCGCATAGCCTGTTGGTGGTTTACCATCGGCCTTTGCTGCTTGCCATATTCTAAACATCTCGTTAACTCTAACTGACTCAGCACCTAGCATTGGATTTAGTGTCATGTAGGCACTGTCTTTGTACCAAATGTCCCCATTATAAAGATTAACCTTTTTTTCAAACGCCGCACGATCACTCATTGTTCATTCTCCGCTACCAAGTAATTAGTCATTTCAGTTATTGCCAGCTCTATAAATTCCTAAAATTGCCTCACAGTGAATTCTATAAAATGCCTCAAAAGCCTCTCTATCAATACTCATCTGTAAAGCCCTCCTGTTGCTTACTGTAAGGCATACCACCGTTACCCAGGTGAATATCAACATATTCTTTAATTACGTCACAATGACAAGCACGGGGAGCACACCAACACCCTAAAGTAATATCTCCAGCATCTGCAGCAATACAGATGTCAGATAGCATCTCCAGAAAACCCGGAGGAGCAAAGTCAGGATTTAAATTTTGGTGAAAATAAGATTGGTAAAGTTTCAATACAGAAGATCTCTGTATTTCGTTATTAAGAATAAAAGGGTTTCCTAAAGGAGATGCTCGATCACAACGAAAAGTTGGAGAACTATTTACCCTCAGATTCACTACTGTCACTGTCATCTTCAGAGTCTCCGTAAAGGGTTTTCAAATCTTTTTTCCAAACATCAACACAGATGATAAGAAAACAAAAAATAAGAAAAAAGAAAACAAGTAATTCCATCTCAACTACCTATCTCATTAATGAAAAATTCAGCATGCTGCCCAGCACGTTTCATACTGTACTCAGCACGATTTTTATTAGAGGCTACACGATCAATATCATAAAGAAGACCCTCAACCAATTCAGTTAAATTCTTTAGGTTTTCAAACCTTTCATTATCAGTATGAGTTTCACCAACAGGCTCAATTGGTCCTATAAGTTTTGAAACTATTTCATGTACATCCATAGGATCTCCGGAAAGCCTGACTGAGTGCTTCAGCTACTAGCCGAGCATTCTCGGTTGTTAATAACCATTTAACGAAGTTATACTCAGTCAGGCTTAAACTATTTACGTTGATTGTAAGAAAAGCCAACCAACTCTATTCGTATACGCACTGTGTTAAGAGCCTGCTCCAGTTGGTCATAAGCTTTTTGATCAATATCTAACTCAGTACCAACCTCAAGTTGGCTAAGCTCATGTGAAAGCATAGACACCTCTCTGGACAGATTCTGAACACAAACAGGTAATGCTTTGAAAGCTTCTTCTTGTTCGGGAATATCTACCATCAGTCCTCCTTAGCTACCCAAGGTGGGATAACCATATTGGTGTAATAGGGATCACCGATACTGATTTGGTGAGCTCGTTCATCACACAAATGTTTAATTTTGGTGTAATCCATAATACGAGATTCTTCAGGGCTCATACCTTCATCAGTCTTAGTCCGGAGAATGCGCTTAACAATATCTGCATCCCAGGGATTGAGAGCATATTCCAACCATATAAACCAAGGCTGAATGTTCTTTTCAGCATAGTTACTATTGCCGACATTGTAAGAATGATGCTTAGCAGTAGCTAAAGGTCTGTCTTCAGGGTCACTGCCTGAACTTTGCATAGCTTCTATCTGTGCAATATTCAGAATGCTTCGAGGGATGCTAGAACCGATACCTTTTACACTAAACTTATCTGCCTCTTCCGGAGTATTTCGGGTACCAGACAAATCTTCGGATGCTCGCTGGTAATTCTCAAGCTCAGCAGATAGTTGATCTACCAGGTTATAAAGGTTTGCGTGTGCTTTGTCTTGGCAAGACTCTTCAGGATCTGGAAGCTCAGCATTCATGGCATTCGATATAATGGTTATTTTTTTAATAAGATAGTTATGCATAGGAAAACCTCTACAGAGTTAACTGCATTAATTTAAAGTAAGTATTTAGGAATTTTTAGGGTTGAAGTCTTTGCAGGATTTATCGGTAGTAGGCATTTGAATAAGTTGTGTTCCAGAATGAAACGCTTCCCAATAACCTTTACTACACCCTGATCGAGTGTAACTTTGGCCATAAGCAGGTTTTCTTTTGAAGTTTCTGGAACACAATCGACAATTCATAGAGAAGGTTTATACCTTAAAAAATTCTTTCATACCACCAGTACCATGAAGAGAAGCACCATCAGATAAACGAATTGCTGTAGGGATACCTCGAACACGGTGTTTTTGAACACGTTCAGCATCTTCAGCAGCCATAACAAACTCAAACTTAACTCCGTTATTTTTAGCGAAGTCTTTCATAGTCCCACAGTGAGCACAGTCTTCTGTAGCTGCACCAAAAATTAAAAAATCTGACATATTTTTGATATTCCTTATAAATTTTTAAAAAAGAGTTCTGAGAATTTGTTTTCGCAGACAAGTAGATAGTAACCCAGAACTCTTTTTTAATCATTTACAAAAAATCCCGCTTATTCGCGGGATTCCTTTTTGCTTTTAATAGTTTGGTTTTAAATTTCGCCAACCAACCTCAAACTTTGCCACCATCGCTTTAAGTGCAGTTTCAGTTTTGGTCCTAACAGCGAATACGCCTTCCGGCTTTATCGATCGTCTGCTAAGAAATAGTGTTATAAGAGAAAACAGCAGTACGGAAGCAACGAAAGCTTGAACAGCACTTACCGGCATTACAGCCATGTAAGGCGTATCAGAGCTAACTGATGCAGCCGAAACCATTACTGAGTTAATTGTTGGCAGAAACATAACTGCAGACACAATTAACACCAGCAGGATAAACAGTTTTCGCATATATCAATCCTCTTTTTTATTGGTTAAGGTTGGGTGGAACTACATTAATAACAAAAAAGTTAACTAAGGTAAACTATTTCTGAAGTTTACTGCAATCGTAAACAGGAACAGCACGACCACTATGGTTAATAATAATCATTGTAGTTTTTGTACAAGTTTCTTCTACTTTTAAAACTCTACTTCTTGCGGAGTATATTCCATAAACTGCAACAGTAAGCAGGGTAGCTACTGCACATACAACTAGCCAGTCAGAAGTTTTCATTCTTCTTTACCATAAGCTTTAAGTACTGACTTCGCAGCAAACTCCGCGTTGTGGCTAGAAATTCTACTTGTACTGATATCTGTAAGGCACTGTTTATAGGAATTAAGTTTTTCAACAAGTTTTGTGTAATCGTCAAAACTCATAGTCACTTCGGTAGTTACCGCCATAACTTACTCCGCTAAGCCTAAGGCTTTTGAGTACGCATAGTACTTATCAACCTTCACAGTTTTCATAGTAGTACGTCGTGGATTTTCAGAAAAATCATAACCAAAATCATACCGGCTGTTTAAAATCCGGATGTTATCAATTAGATCGTTGATTTCAGTATGAAGACGTTCCCGGTTAGAAACTCCAATTGGCGGGTAGATTTCATCAAAACCAAAATCTTTAGTTTTGTTTACCATTTGAGCAATTTCACCAGCTTCTTCAGCAAGCTTTCCTAACAAGTATTGCAATTCAGTTTGAGGCACTATTTACTCCTTCCATTTTCCCGTATGTGAATTAAAGTTTTGAAGTTCTTTTTTAAGTGCTTTTAGAGTTTCCGGGTGTACTTTAGCTACTTTAAGTCTGCCTGCACAAAGTTGAGAAGTTTGAGCTACAGCTCTGTTAGCAATTCTTATTTGCCTTAAAGCCTCATCACGGGTTCTTTCAATATCAAAATAAGAAAGAGTCATAAACTAGTCTCCCATATCCTCATTACCGTCTTCCCAACCGTCATACCAAAATTCAGCATCGAGTCCAGAATACGGACAACTATTTTCACCCTCAAAAGCAGCAGATTTGCCTTCATCATAAATTGCTTGTTGTTCAGGAGTCATCTTCAGCAACCTCCAACTTAATTTGAACATTGTTCTCAGCCGTTAAAGGCTCGCAGGAAGAGACAGCGTAAACATACATGCCCATATCCCAGCAAGCGTCCTTGTCAGGAAATTCTTCAAAATCCGGAGTATCATGGCACTCACCATACAAAGCTGCTTCCATAGCTTCCTGCTTAGTATCAGCAGTAACTACATGGGTAGCATTTTTCTCAATATCACCCAGGGTTAGTTCAAGTTTGACTAACCAATAGTTTTCAATTTGTTCACTCATGCGATAGTCACTCCATTTAAGTGATCGATTTCATGTTGCATAACAAAAGCAAGAAAACCTCTTGCATCGATTTTAACCGGTTCCCAATTCTCATCGAATCCGGTAACTACAACACGTTTATGACGTTGCATATCTACCGATTCCCCAGGAAAAGATAAGCAACCTTCACCAAAGCTGGTAACTTTCTTACCGGGAGCTTTAGCGATAATAGGATTGATAATGGCAGTTCGAGTTGCACCATAGTTAACTACGATAATACGTTCCAAGAGTCCTACTTGT